TTGGTGGAGGAGGGTGGATTCGAACCACCGAAGCGAATCGCAACAGATTTACAGTCTGCCAAATATTTTCCGTTTCCATTGCGCCGCAATAGCTCCGCAACCTATCGCCCAGTTTTACCCATGCATTACCCAAATATTTTTTAGATTCTTTTATTTTATCCTAGGATATCATGGAGTATTATGGATGTCAATAACGGGAGAGACACCTAATCCTGGAACCTCCCAGGACAGTATTAAAACCAAAGAACTTGATTTTCTGTCTTTTATGTGGTAGAATTAATTCACACAAATAAGAGGTTTTGGTGGCTACACCCGAAGCTAACCGCCCTGCGCACTGTTCGCGCAACCGTTATCGTCGATCATTAACCGGCGTTAAGAGGTTGTGGGAAGGGTGCGTTTTTTGCGTCTGTATGGCCCGTCGGTAAAGGCCGCTGCCCAGTTCGAGGCTGGGGCGGGCCACTCCTTTCTCCCCCATCCTTTTTGCCGCTCCTCGCTTGTATTCCCCCTCCAGGTGAGGGGCGGCACCCGTGCCCCGGTAGCTCAATGGTGAGAGCGACACCGTGATCTGGTGTAGTAGATGTCGGTTCGATTCCGGCCCTGGGCTTGGTGACCCGCACTTTTCGCGGTAACCAATTATAGAAACTTGCTCCAAAGTACACGGAGCTGACACCCCGGAATAGACGGGGGCATGCGGAACCTGGGGCGGGGCGGAATCCGTCGCTTAACCGAGAGGGGTAGAGGTCGCAAGTTCAAATCTTGCAGGTTCCTATGACTGTGGAAAGACACTATACTGGCGAATCGGGGTCGCGTATCTTGCCATTGACACTCCCCACGTCTAAAGCCGGGGGATTCTCGGTTCGCTGACCACTGCCTGCCCATGCGAGGTCTTACACGGTCTCCCCGAGCATTAGGTTCGGGCGTGCCCCGCCCTACCGTGCAGAGGTCACGCCAACAGGCGTAGGCCCTCGTTCAAAATGTTCTTTGCGGCGTTCACATCCCGGTCGTGGACGGTTCCGCAGACAGGGCAAGTCCACTCCCGCACAGAGAGGTCTTTCGTCCCCGGCCACTGTGCGCCGCAGGCGGAGCAGAGCTGAGAGGATGGATAGAACTTGTCCACCCGGACAACCGCTTTCCCGTACCACGCCGCTTTGTACTCCAACTGTCGCCGGAACTCACCCCAGGAGGCGTCCGCAATCGACCTTGCCAGTTTGTGGTTCTTGACCATGTTCTTCGGGGCCAAGTCCTCAATGCTGATTAGATCATAGTCCCGGACAAGGGCGGTGGACAGCTTGTGGAGCATATCTGTCCGCTGGTTGGTGATGTGTTCATGGAGCCTCGCCACCTGCAGTTTGGCCTTCTCCCACCGCTTACTCCCCTTTGTTTTTCGGGAGAGCTGGCGTTGAAGACGGGCAAGTTTCTTCTGGCTCTTGCACAGGTGGCGGTGGTTTTCGTAATCCACACCATCGGAGGTAATAGCAAATGACTTCAATCCCATATCGAGGCCGACTACCGCCCCGGTGCTGGGGAGTGGGGCGATTTCCACATCGGTACAGCACAAGGCAACGAAGTATTTCCCAGATGGGTTCTGGCTGACAGTGGCGGAGAGTATGCGGCCCTTGACCTCTTTTGAGATACGGCACTTCACAAGGCCAAGTTTGGGTAGGCGGATGTGCTTATCATCAACATAAATAGTCGGCTTCCCATTGGTAATGTGCTGTTTGGTCTTGTAGGACTTTCGCCTGTCCCGCTTACTCTTGAAGCGCGGGAAACCGGGCTTTTCGCCCTTCTTCACGCGGCGGAAGAAGCCTTGATAGGCAGAATCCAGATTTTGTAGCTCGGCTTGAAGTGGAATAGAATCCACTTCTTTCAGCCACAGGATTTCTCTCTTTAAGGCTGTCAGCATTTTATCCTGTTGGAAGCGTGTGGGGGCTTTCCCCGTTGCCTTGTATTCGGAAATACGCTGGGCGAGAAAATGGTTGTAGACGAACCGGGAACATCCAAAAGTTTTCTGGATAAGCGCCCGCTGTTCAGCGTTTGGATAAATGCGGAACTTGTACGAATACTCCACTTTCTCACCTCATTTCTAAGAAAATTATACCATAATACACCGGAATATCAATAGAAAGGAGACTGGCAGCTTCCTCCCCATGAATAAATCCAAGGGCTTCCGCCGCCGGGCTATCGGTGAGACTTTGATACGCCGCTCCTCGCCGCATGAGGCGGGCGGTGGCACCAGATGTATGGCACCACAGGTTAAAAGCAGACGGGCCTTCCTTGTGCGCTGTGCGAAAGCGGCAAGGTGAAAAAATTATTTTTGGCTGACCCCGGCCCTATAAAGATGAACGGTTCCGACTGACGACACCAGCGGAGGGGTTGAGATGTACCGTGATTGCTATACGATGAAACTGGCCTACCCATGTGAGGCTGACGGATGTAGGTGTGGTTCCGGCTGTCTTAGGACAAGGCCGGATTGTAACAGGACGGCTGACGAAGATTCGTATAGTAATTGTGATGTGATACCGCATAGCGGATTACATACCATTGAGCGGTGCTGGAATAGGTAGACAGTACACAAGGCAACGAGGACGGACAAAACGTGCTGCCACCTTGCTGACGAGTAAGGCCGTCTCCCCGATCGTAGCTGCGCCATGTGAGGTGCAAATCCTCACCCGCTCAAATTTGCCGCCCCGCAGTTGCAGGAGACGAGGGCGGGAAAGAAAAAAGGAGGAGCAAGAATGCTGTATTCTGAACTAATTGCTGAGATCGCAGACCGCACCAATCTGAAGAAGGCCAATGCCAAGGCCGCTGTGGACACGATGGTGGAAATCATCACCGAGTGCGCCAAGAAGGGCGAGGATGTGGCTGTCAACAAACTGGGCACCTTCCGCTCCAAGATGGTGCCGGAGCGTGAGGGCCACAACCCGGCTACCGGGGAGAAGGTCACCGTTGCGGCCCACAAGGCGCTTCGGCTGCAGGTGTCCACTGCCCTGAAAAAGGCAATTAACTAATGCGCAAGCTGGTTTTGGCGTGCGTCACCACCGCACTGGTTTTCCTGACCGGGTGCATGACTTCCGAGGATCGCCCTGTGCGTGTGACCGTACAGGGCAACTTCGGGGGGAGTTCGATCACTATATATACTCAGAAGCAAGCGGACTACACCATCGAAGAAACCGACACCGAATACACCGTAACGGTGACGATGCCGAAGCCAATAAACTAGGCGGGATTCCCGCCTTATCCGGGTGTAGCGCAGTTGGTAGCGCACATGCTTTGGGAGCATGGGGCCGTGGGTTCGAGTCCCACCACTCGGGCCAGCACCAGTAGCGCAATCGGTAGCGCACCGCTTTCGTAGTGCGGAGGTTGGAGGTTCGACACCTCTCTGGTGCTCCATGCTGGTGTAGCTCAGTTGGTAGAGCAGTTGATTTGTATTCAACCGGTCGGGGGTTCAAGTCCGTCCACCAGCTCCAAACAGGGGTGTAGCCAAGCGGCAAGGCACGAGGCTTTGACCCTCGTATCGTCGGTTCGAATCCGGCCACCCCTGCCAAAATAGGAGGGAATATGGCAGAATACAAACTTTCACAACAATCCATTGAAGTGATAGAGCGCGCCCTTTCCAAAGGAAATGAAGTGAAGCTCTCCGCATGGAATAATAAAATAAAAGTGATGTCCATACGTACAAAGTTGGAACACATTCAGGCACCCGACAAAAGTTGTTGCAATTTGAGTGGAAAAGCGGTAAAATAAGAAATAATAAGATACCTGTGCCGAATTGATGGCATAGAGGGGCCATTTGGGGCCGCTGTTGACTGTATAATGCAGTTGACAGTGGCCTCTTTTTGTTTTCTTGCGAGGAGGGAACAGGGTGTCGGAAATGCACAACAATGGGCAGGAGCAGGAAATAGCAACTATATACTGCGTCAACTGTGGGTGTGGCCTCAATGAGGAGGAAGGCGTCCTAGCCTCCCCAGATTGGTACGAAGATACGCGGTTCGTCCATTATTGCCGTGACTGCCAGCAGAAGCAGTTCGAGGATTTTGCGGAGGACACCTCTCCCGCCTTTGCATACTTCCTATGCTGCGCGGCCTACAATCTCCCATTCATTCCAGAATGTATGCCAAACGGAGCATATGACGTCGACGAGATCACTTGGATCATGTATCTAGAAAACTTGGAAACCAGCGAATACAGATACAAGGACGACGGCGAACCGGCGGCGTTTGTGGATGGTATGACGGACATCTCTGTGCTCTTTGGCGGAAAAATCGACGCCAGGACAAAGTTCGCAGCAGGAGCGACCATGGAGGGAACCTCTGCCAAGCTGCCTGGTACAAAGGCCCAGCGCCGCAAGTGGGGCATATTGAGCGACTACACAACCGAGGACTATAAGGAGCTCGACCGGCTCTACTCCATCAAAGCCGGGGGTCTGATGGAGAACGGCATTGACGAAGAAATGGAGCACAATCTTCGAGAGATATGTAAACTTGAGCTTGACTACTCCAAAGCGATGGCAAGGAAAGAATACGATGACGCCCGCAAACTGAACGACATCCGCTCCAAATTTATGGCAGACAACCTCATGCGGAAGCGCGACGAGGCCCCGGTGGCTCCCATTAAGTTGGATACACTGGGCGATGCCTTGGAACGGGCCGGGTACATGAAAAACGGAGACCTGCTAGGGTATGATGAACTTCTGGGAAAACTTCGCGGAGATCAAGCCAAGTATCCCATGTCTCACGACTATCTGGACTACATCCTGCGAGAAATCGTCAACTGTACACGTCGGAACATGGGCATAGCCGAATCGGACGAGCTTCCCTTGGAACTTCAGATTGAACCGCAATACGGAGAGTTCGACAGTGATATGAGCAAGGCAGAGTTGGACACATTGAAATGTCTGGGACTCCCGCCCATGAAATTGGAAAAGAAAAAGCTAAAAGGAAAGAAAAAGTAGAACCGAGGAGTTGAGTAAAATGCCAGCCGGTAAATGGTGGAACCCCACACTTCATAGATGGATAAAGCGCGGGGAACCAAAACCGGTGGACTACTCCAAGAAGAACTCTGAAAGCTGGTGCCTGCTCCTCTCCTACTTCCGTTGGTATCCTGATCGGCTGCTTGCCATCTGCCAATCCCCAGAGGCCGATTTCCAGCAACAATTTATTCAAGCACTTATCTGGCGTGCAGATGCCCGGTATAAAGAAACCTTTATCACTGGTTCCCGTGGCCTTTCCAAGACCTACACAAAACTATCCGGAGCAGCAACCGAAATGCTGTGCTGGCCCCATGAGCGTATTCGCTACTTTGGCCCAACCATGGATCAGGCTGCGGATCTGGCCCGTTCAGCATTTGAGCAGGTGCAGAAGAACTATCCTGCCTTAACCAGCCAAATCATTATCAAGACATCTGCAAAGGGTGATTTTACCCTTATCACCGATACCAATTCCGAGTTCCGCATAACATCCAAGCGCGGCGATAACTGCCACCAAGTCATCTGTGAGGAGTGCGGGCAGGAAGACGAGTACCCCTTCGACCATGATCGCTATCAGACGGTTGTTGACCCAACAAACCGTTTGCGTCATCTAGTGAACGGTTATCCTGACCCAAATCATATCAACTTCAAGAAGCACTATATCACTTCTGCTTCTTCCCAGCAAAACGATGCCTTCAAGTATCGGTGCGACATTCTGGCCGACATGGTGGCTGGGAAGAGCGCGTTTGCCATAGACGTGCCCTGGACAGTCTCCGTCCTGTCAGGTATCCGAGACATTGAATACTTTCGGGGCCTAAAAAAGAATATGACTCCTGAGAAGTGGCTACGAGAGTGCGAGAGTGTCTACACCGGAGACACAAAAGACCCGGTCATTTCAGATGTGGCGCTCACTAAGTCCCAGGTGTTGAAGGTCATGGAGGAGCGCCATTGCGGGAATCCGAACTGCATTTATATCATCGGCTACGACGTATCCCATGAGGAAGGTGCGAACCACGCAAAATGCGCCATAGCAGTAACGAAATTGACCGCTCAGAAGGAGGACTCCAAGAAGGATGTGTTCCTGAAGCAGGTGGTATATCTTAACGATATGCTGCCAAGGGAGGCCAGCCTACAAGCACAATACCTCAAACAGATGTGGACGCGATTTTCCATGTCGGGGTCCAATTTCCTGACCTACATCGCCATCGACGATAAGCAGTACGGAAAGTCTGTTACGGAGCAGTTGATGAAGGATATGGGCGACGGGGTGACGCTGTGCTGCATGAACCATGACTACCCAGAGTTGGAGCTACCCGGTGCGCTTCCGGTTATTTACCCGGTCAAAGCCAGTAACGGCGCCAGGGAAACAGGGAACAGCGATCCGGACGGTGAGATGATAAAATACGCCAAGATGCAGTTTGAAAACGGCAACGTCCAGATGATCGTTCCAGACCACTACGCCGGTTTGGAGGCATATAAAAAAGCTCACAAAATCACGGACAGCTCCAGTGACGTAGAAATCGTTCTTCCATATATCAAGGCCCATGAGATGGTCCGTCAAATCAAGAATCTGCAAATCAAATACCGGGGCTCAAATTGGTCGGAGGACCGGGTATCCAAGTTCATCCAGCGTGATATGTGGTCTGCGACAAAATACACACTGCGGGTGGCACAGCTTCTGGAACGAAAGAACCTCATCCAGTCCGCCCGCCGGAAAACAAATTGGGAACCGCTGATAGCCGCCGCCCGCCGTGCCTCAGCCACAGCATCGGGGGTAGCGTCGTATAGGCCGCGTGTGCTTGGAAGAAGGGGAAGAGTATGTTGAACCGATACCGAATCTATCAAATGACTCCAACAGCAGAGCACATCGATTACGCTGCGGAAAAGTACCGCTTCCACCGGGCCACCCCCCATCATCTTCTTGTCTATACTAACAAACGGAAACCGGGAGGGAGTACGCTCATCAGGAACGCAAGATCGCTTCCCGCACCTGACCGGGAGTGGGTAGCCGCCTGCAATATCATCATCGCAGGCGAAGCCCTGCACAATGACCCGGATGCCCAGGCAGGTATTCTGAACTTTCTGGCTGACCTAGAAAAAGAGCTGGAGAAAGAGCAAGTACGGCTGAAGGAGGCTTAGCGAAAAGTGCAGACAATCTATCAAAACCTCCTGCGGCAAATCAATGTGCTTTCTGCGAAGTTCTCCAATATGCCGATGGATGCCCTGTTCCGGGCCTATGACCGGGCAATGGATAACAACCCATGGATTCAGAATAAGCGGGTCAAGCAAATTAACACCCTTCCCGTCGAGTATAGCAAGGACGCCATTGGTGAGGCTATCAAGAATCCAGGCGGAAACGAAGCCCTGCTGAGAGGAACCCATCACGCATTGGAGGCTACAGCTTATCCGATGCTAAAAATCAGGAAGCTCTACACCGACCTGATGACATACAACTATTATACGGCCCCGGCATTCACCGACGAAGATGATGCCAAAACGCCTGAGTTCTGGCGTGAAGCTGCCCTGTTGGAGAAGTTCAACGACAAACTGGACCCAAAAGCCAACGCCCACAAAGCTACCGGGCAAGCAATCCAAGAGGGCAAAGTGTTTTACTACATCCGATACGATGTAGATAAGTCCCACAACAAAGTCAACTACGCTTTCATGCAGAAACTCCCGCCAGACTGGCTAAAAATCATCGGCTACAACAACATTTCCGGCTATACCGTCTCCTTCGATATGTTCTATTTCCTCCAACCGGGTACTGACTGGAGGCAGTTTGGAGATCTGTTTATCCCCTATCTGGAGAGCTTCGACGCTGTGATTGAGCCGCCCGGAAACGCTGTGTTTGCCTCAAAGGGCTGGCGGGTCAATTTAGACAAACTAGCTCAAATGAAGGATCTGGTCGGGAACCCGGAGGCATACGTCCAGAACGGGCGGTGGGCCTATTGGGTGACTCTTCCAATCGACAAAGTCTGGGGCTTCGAGATAGATGATACAAACCCAAACTTGGCTTCCACTATGACAGGGCTTTATCTCTCCATGTCTGCTATCGCTCAGTATGAGCAGGTCCAATTGGAGTTGGTGCAAAACCCGCTGATTGCTGTGATGACCGGAGAAATACCCTACCGGAATGACAGCGCCGCCCCGCAGGACGACGGGATAAAGCTATCTGAGGGTGGGCGCATCCTGTACGAAACCCTCTGGTACAATATGCTATCCCAGAACAACACCTCCGGCATCGGTTTCTTTATGGCTCCAGCGGAGAATCTAAAACTCCACCAACTAGCTGAGGCGCCGAGCGCCACGGAGATATCTACCAACGGCTACGGCTACGCCGTCGAGAAATCCGGTCTGGCAGGTCTCATCCCCATTAACGACAACCCGCGCGCTGGAACGGTAAACATTTCCATTCAGTTGGAGGCAAAATACTGTCAAAGGGTCTACCAACAGTTTGAACGGATGATGAACTACATCTACTCTACGCTGAACCTCCGGTACACCTGGAGATTCCACATGTTCGGAGACCTCTACAACGACGAGAAAGAAAGGGCCAACATGCAAAAGAGCATGTCTATGGGTGTTCTTCCAGACCTTTACCGTTACAACGCCATAATGGGCCGCTCGCTGCTGGATGACTTGAGCATGAGCGCCGCCGTAAAGGAGAGTGGAGTGCTGGACATGAGACTGCCGCTTGTAACCAGCTACACTGCCAAGAACGGAGGACAGCTCCCTCCCTCCCCTGCCGCAGATCAGGGCGGGAGGCCGGAAATGGATATCGCAGATGTCACAAGCGAAGGAACGGAGGATATGAAAGATGCGGACTAGAGCGGAGGAAATCCCAAAGGAAGTAATTCAAGCAGTTGGCCGCATACTGGAACGTGGGAATGTAGCTGTGGTTGAGGAGAACAACGGAATTTTTAAGGTTTATACCACCCACCAAAAAGTAGAGTATTCTAACAAATTGGAATGGTTATCCACTTTGAAAACAAAATTTGGTCGAAAGGAGGGTTGTTAATTTGATGAAAAAGCGCGAGTTTTTCAATTATGAAAACCCGAAGTTCTTCGCTCTGCGCGACCCCATGCGGGAAGTCATTCGTGCCTACTGGGCGGCAATGCAATATTACGCCTCCATCAAGGAGATCGTGTGGGGCCGGTATGGAATGGCCTATCTGAGTGATTCCCTCCACACTATGGAACACAAGCAGCCGGAGTACATCGACCAGTTTTCCGCTATCATGCGGCAACAGGGGCTTGAAATTGAATACCCATCTGTGCCTGAACTGGACGAACTTCTGGATAGCCTGGACGAAGTGTTCCGTGTCTGCATTGAGCTTAACGATAACGTGGACAAGGCCCTCCAGAGATTTATTAACGTGGCCGACCGAAAGGAAAATGAGGTGGGAGGTGTGCCCAGCCAGAGTCAGGGGCACTTCCCTGGTCTGGCCCGGCAGGTGGAAAGCCTCCAGATTGAGAACAGCAAGGATCGGAAGAAACTGCTGGAAAGCTGGTCTATGTGGGATAACGGCTCGAGTATGTCCAGCTTCGACAAGTGGGTTAAAAGCATCTACGACCTACCGGACAACGGAGAGGAGGACGATGTTTAATGCCAATCAAGACCAAGTCCGCCGCCCCATTCGACGGCCTGGGTTCCCTCCGAGTGCTTCAACAGGACAACGACCTGAATTGGGACGTGCGGATCGAAATTATGCGCTCCGGCCTCAATGAGAATGGCTGGGACTACCGGAACATTGGCCGCTACGCCAATACCTTCCGGGGCACCCCCATCCTGTGCGCCTATCTTCCTGGCGGACGTATCGGAGACGGCCACAACATGACTGAGAGCAGGGGGATGGACGGACAAGTCCATTACTCCTTCACAGACGGAACCGCAGAGCGCATTGTCGGCATAATTTATGACACAGACGACGCCGTATGGACCGAGGAACGGGACGGTGAAGTGTGGGCCATCGCCAGGGGAAAGCTCTGGCGTTTCTATAATCCTGAGCTGGTGGACAAGATTGCACGACAGGGGCGCATGTCTGTATCCGCCGAGACCAACGTGACGAAGGCCCACCGGGAGACAGACCGGGAGGTCTACTCCCAATGGTACGGACTGGGTGTCACCATCCTGGGCGACGGCGTTGCACCGGCTGTCCCTGGGGCGAACATCAAGGCGCTGGAGGCTATGCAGAGCCAATTCAAGGAAATGCAACTCCGGGCCGCGTCCTACCATACGGACAAGCCGCAAGACAACAATAAAGGAGTGAAAACTTTGAGCGGAATGAGCAATGTCCCTCTGCTGAAAAAAGTACAGGAGAAGTTCAAAGACTACCGCATCCTGGACATGAGCGAAAATGGCGACCATATCCTGATGCTCAATGCCAGCGGCCTCCCCTGCACTTATGCCAGTAAGGCCGAGGACCACGATACCGTTATCCCGGAGCGAATCACCTATGCCAATCTCTCCGCCCCCTTCAAGTTCGAGGACGGTACTGTGGTATCCGTCGATGTGACCACCATGCTGGCAGCATCTGTGGAAGCCGCAAACAACCGGGCCGAATCCGCTGAGACCAAGTGTTCCAACCTTGAAAAGGAAAATGAGGCTCTGAACGCAAAGGTCAAGGCTATGAACGAGGCCGAGGACAAGCGACGTATTAAGGCCGCCAAGGAAGTCATTGAGAAAGCCATAAGTGAGGCCGATGCCTGCCACATGGAACTGAGCGAAGATACCCGTAAACAGCTCATGGACGCTGTGGAGGCCGGGTGCTACAACACCGTGCTTAACGAGGCAGGCGAGTGGGTCGGAGACCAGAAGGCCACCGCAGACGTGATGAGCAAAATCGGCGAACTTTCCATGCAGGCCGCCAGAGCCAAGGCAAACGCGCAGGAGAAGCGCTATGTCTGGGAGGGCGGCGGATCGGCAACCAATGCAGCCGGGGGCGACTCCAACGCCTTCCTGTCCCAGGCCATCAAGAACATTTCCGACTGAGAAAGGAGCAATACAGAATGGCTCGAATTGCCAATACCTTTTTTGAACTGAAAAACGGCAACCGCCAGTATGATGCAATGGCGAATCTGGCCGGTGTGTACCAGGACGCCGGCACTCCCGAGATCTGCCCCTCCGGTTTTCTAGTGACGAAACTCCAGCTTATGCCCGCCTCCGGCTATAACGGCATTTTGAATGGGAATACCTGGATTTTCAACAAAGCTGTCAGCGGCTCCAACACCACAAACGGAGAAATCCTGGAGCTGTTTGCCTATGATTCCTACGATGTGAACATGGTGGGTGACGGCGTAAACAATTGGCGCGTCGGAGCAAATACTGCTGGTCTTGAACTGCCTGCCGATGTAGTGGGTACTTTCTGCCGCATTGTACCTGGCTGGCAATATGTGTTCGGCTCTGGCAACTTCTCTACTGCCCCAACCGACCTCCAGACGACCAAGTACGCCACAGTCTCCAACGGTCTGCTGGTCGCTGGGGCCTCCGCACCAGATGCCAACACCGGGTACTGGTTCGAGATCGTGGGCGAGGTCTATCCAACCGTCGGAACACGCAACTGGGGTAAGGCGTACCGGGTCATCGCCCACTTCAACGGTATCGCAGGAACATCGGCCCCTGTAGCCCCTACTGCTGATGTGACCTTTGCTCTCACTACTCCATCCCCCGACGGTTCAAATACCATCAACGGAGGTGGGGCGACCAAGACCGTTACTGTGAACGTGAAGAACAGCACCGACAGCGTGGTTATCACGGCGACTAAGACCTCCGGGCAAACCCTCGCCAAGAGTGGCACGAACCAGAGCAACGTGACTCTAGGAAGCGACGGCAGCACCACCCAGACCATCACGGTGGACACCACCAATGTGGCTACTGCCGGCGGCAGCAAGAACTTCACCATCACTGTCAACGAGGGCAGCCACACCTCCATCAGCTACGCCGTGACCGTCACCGTGGCTGGTGCGGACTGAGAAAGGAGCTGAAGCATAAATGTCTCTGAAACTGAACAGCATTTCCCTTGACAATTTCAAAGTCAATACAGCGGATACCAAGATGGGCCGCATCTCCCGCAACGAACTGATCGCCACCGGCCGGCTGGTGACCATGGAGTACAACGGGCGTCTCTCCAACAAGGTTCGCAACAAAAGCGAGTACAAGACTCGCATGGACGATATTGCCTACACTAACCTGTCCTCCGGGCACAAAAAGAACCTGCTGATGTTCTGCGCCGCCCAGGCTTATGCTGTGCAGGGCAAGCCCGCCCCCGAGGACTTCGCCCAGGTCCAGAACGACCTTGGTCTGTTACGAGACCGGAACTTCCTCGCCACGCTGGCCGGTATTTCCAGGGAGATCATCACACCCTTGCTGCCCTACACAATCTCTAACATGGGCGGCCTCCTAATGGAGACTACCACTGTGCCCCTGGGCCAGACGAAGGAGATTACCGTTCACAGCAACGACATCTTCCTGTTCGAGGATTCCAGCTGGGGCGCTTCCCGCTCCACCACCATGAACTACCTCTACGATGACACCATCACTCTGAATCCCCGGCCCTACACCTGCCGGGCTGTCATCAAGTGGTACCAGATGGTGGGCAACGATGTGGACATCGGCTGGTACTATAACGCCATCATGGGCGGTATGTACTCCCGCATCATGGCGAACTACATCGGGGCCATTATGACCCTGGCTGACAACAGCCCCTACATCCCCGACTACCTGACCTTCGACACCTACAACTCCCAGAACTGGGCAGAGGCTATTGTGGCGACCTCCACTGCAAACGGTATCCCCCGGAACCAACTGATGGCCTTTGGCGATTACCGCGACCTCCAAAAGGTCCTCCCGCTGGGCACTCCCTCCGATGCCGCCCTAACCTACGGCCTGGGCGAGGAGTGGATGCGCAACGGTTTCCTGTCCGTGGTGGGCGGTGTGCCTCTGTTTGATGTGGACCCAGCCATGGTGCCCGGCACCGTGAATACCACCGGCGAGATGCTGGGCATGAAGGGCCTCATTCTCATCTCCGGGCGCATTGGCCGCGCCTACGCCCCCGTCTACACCGCCTTTGCCGAGGGTTCTCCTCTGGTCATTGAGATGGAGCCCCGCGAGAGCGGCGACAACTCCATTTACATCGACTGTACCGCCGTCATGGACACCAAAATCGTGATGGGCAGCAAGGTCGCCGCCATTCAGATGCCTTCCTGATTTCCTCCTTTTCTATAGGGGAGCGGCCCTTCGGGGCCCTCCCCACCCTTCAAATCTTGACAGAAAGGGGCGTTAAAAATGCCCAGAGGCGTAAGAAACATCAAAAACACCGTGGCGGAAACTATGGAAGCCAATCCTGTTGCCGATACCGTCGGGCAGTCACAGCCCACAGAGACAGAACTGCTACGCCAGCAGAACGAAGCCCTTGCCAAGCAGTTGGAGGCCATGCAGAAGCAAATCGAGGCCATGCAGAAGAATCCGGGCTCCACCGTGGTCATGGCGAAGCCGGAAGAAACTGTGGAGCTGACCTACATCGCCGCCGTCTCCCCTACCAATGTGCTGTCCTTGGGGGACTACGGCTATTTAAACGGTGTGGGAGGCTATGTAGAGGTCCCCCGCAAGGAGTTTGGCGGAAAGTTCATGACACCGGAAATCCGGGGGCTGCTGAACCAGCGGCGGCTTATTGTCCTGAACGGTCTGAACGAGGATGAGCGTCGGCGGTACAATGTTGACTACAAGGACGGCGAACTGCTGGATATGCAAATGTTCGACCGGCTGCTGGACGTGGGGCTGGAGCGGCTAAAGGAGCTGTTCTCCAAGCTGTGCGTCGAGCACAAGCGGATGGTCGCCACCCACTTCATCTCCTCCTATCAGAGGGGCGACAACCGCATTTCCCGTGAAAAAGTGGAGCCGTTGAACGACCTCTCCAAGTCCGAGGACCCCAAGGGGATGTTCCGGCCAATTCTGGAGAGCCTGAACAAGGTCTGATGCGCCCCGGCGGGGAGCGCATAAAATCCCCGCTTTATATGCTGGTGCTCCGGCGCATGAACTGGAGTGCAGAACACAGACAGGAGGCGGATCATATGGCCCCTTTGACAGGCATCCACGCCTATTTCATCAACAACAAGCCTATATACTCCGCCTTTCTCGCTGATGTGGAGGCCCAGGGCGGCAGTACAGACCCATTCTCCCCTGCCTCCGCTTTCCCGGACGGCTATTTTACCGCTATCCCTTGGGTGGGGGTGGTTGTCCAAAAGGACCCTGATTATGAGGGCGACACAGCCGCATATAAGTCCGTGTCCGTAACTTTGAATGGGCAGACATACCCCCTCCACCTGAACAGCGCCCAGAGTTTCGAGACGGGAGCGACAGGTTATTTCCACTCCGCACCAGCCCCGCAGAGGGAGGACTACTTCGGTGTGCCCCCGCTGACAGGCACCGAAGAAGTCACGGTAACGCTTCTTTATGATGACGTTCCCTATCAGAACACAGTTTTGGCCCCGGTAGAGCCGCTGGGAGCGACCACAAAATGGTCTGACATCATCCTGAACTATGGCAACCTATTCACAGACGATGTGAGAAACCAGGAGGCATACGACATCAATCCGGCGGCCTTTCTCAATACCGCCTCCTACTATCTTCAAGCGGCAATCCCCCGATTCAATCGGCCAACGGAAATCATCTCCTATCTATCCCAGCGTACCCCGTCCTTTTTCTCGGAGACACAGTGGGCTGTACCGGCTGAAATCCTGCCACCTGGAGAAATGCAGACACCTACTACAGAGCCTATCACCATCCAGGCCAAGCCTGGATACGAACTGTGTTCTGTGGTTATCCGGGGCACAGATAAATTTGGAAATCCTGTGGACACTCCCTATTCCATGGAAACCTACGACCCTCAGACGGGGAAGGTGACTTTCCCTGCTGGGCTGATATCTGGCACAGAGTTCATCATCGACCTGTATCGGGACGGAGTGTTCCAAAAAACGCTCTCCCCGGATATGAAGCGCATCCTGGGCTTGTGCTTCCACATGGTATGGGAGTACCGCTTCACCGGGAACTGGCTAGCGCGGTCAGCTAAAGTGAGTGACAAATCCTTTGCCCCACCTAACGAAGCCAACTGGACACGAGCGCAGGAGGAAAAGCGGCGGAGTGAGGAAGATACGCTTAATCAGGAACTCCGCCGGTATGAGCAAGCCTGTACCTACCGCGGCGTGGTAAATTTCAGCCCTTCCATCAATCTTTTCTGAACAAGGAGGTCATGGTCATGGCATTTCATCTGATTGGCACCGACCCGTTCACGTCCACCTTCGTGCTAGACAGCGAGGAAGACTCTGCTGAGCTGCCCACCAACTGCGGCATCGGCTCTCAGGCGTTCTGCGCCGAGAGCGCGGACGGAAGCGGAATCGGTCGTGTGACCTACATTCTCAACGGCAACCTGGAATGGGTCAAGTGAGATAGGGGGCGAATCAAAAATGTCCATTAAAGACGGAATTGTTGGCGCAATGGTCGTCGGCGGCGGTTCCGGCTCCGGCGGCGGCTCCGTGGTAGTCCCGAACATCAACGCCACCGTGGAGACGCTTCTAGCGGGGAGCGAGGCCACCGTTGAAAAGAGCGGTTCCAATACCAACGTGACCTTTAACTTCGGCATCCCGAAGGGCGACACGGGCGCGAAGGGAGACCAGGGCGCCCCTGGAGCGACCGGACCTGCCGGACCGCAGGGCGTTCAAGGCGAGCAGGGCGTGGAAGGACCTGCTGGGCCTGCTGGCCCAACTGGTTCCACAGGACCACAGGGCGAGCCCGGTATACAGGGACCGGAAGGCCCGCAAGGTATCCAGGGAGAACGGGGAGCCACGGGGCCAGAGGGGCCACAAGGACCACAGGGTCCTGCCGGTAGTGTCGGCCCGCAAGGCCCGCAAGGCATCCAGGGTCCCAAGGGAGACCAGGGAAATCCGTTCCTCATTCAGAAGATATATGATACCGTTTCCGCCATGAACGAGGGTTATGCCACCGATGGTCTGCCGCAGGGCTCTCTTGTGGGGATCTCCACCCAGACCGGCGGCGAACAGGGCGGATACATCTACGCCAAAGGGGCATCTGCCTATGAGTTCTTCTATGACCTGAGTACCACGGAAGGCATCCAGGGCCCCAAGGGCGACCCAGGAGAGCAAGGGCCGCAGGGTGAACAGGGCCCCGCTGGCCCCGCTGGCCCGACCGGCCCACAAGGCGCACAGGGAGAACCGGGCCCGACCGGCCCCGCAGGTCCACGGGGCGAACAGGGGCCATCCGGTACAGCTGGAGCTCAGGGCCCGGCTGGTCCGCAGGGTGCGGTTGGTGCACAGGGTCCAAAAGGAGAGGCAGGCGTTCAAGGCCCTGCTGGTGCTGATGGAAAAGCTGCAACAATCAAGATTGGTACCGTGACCACCGGAGATCCTGGAACAGCCGCACAGGTGACCAACAGCGGAACCTCCAGCGACGCTGTATTCGATTTTACCATACCAAGAGGGCGGGACGGAAGCAACGGGGGCTCCGCCGCCTCTACCGATGCCGTACCCTTTACCCTGACTTTCACAGGTTGGGCAGGCGAAAGCGCGCCTTATACACAAACAGCGACGGTTGCTGGTATTACAAAGGACAATTCGGCGGTAACAGGCCCTGCAACGCCAACGGATGCAACTAATGCCGCCAATTCCGGGGTAAAGTGGAGTGCACAAGGAGACAACTCGCTAACCTACACAGCCCAGAGTAAACCGGATATTGATCTAAACTATAATGCCCTAATCTTTCCTACAATGGCATGGGAGGCGTAAAAGTGGCTGTATTCGATGTAACTCCCAATATCGGCGGAAACAAACTTGTGCCTGGAAACGGAGCCTCCATCACCAATGAGGCTGTATCCATCAGGGCCATAAATAGCTGTGACAATGCTACGAGCATCAGTAAAAATGGGATTTACACATACATACCGTTTGAGGGTAAAACGTTCCCATTGATCGAAGTAACCGTGCGAGCGGAAAATTTATTCGGAATATCTGTCACAGCCACACAGGGAGAAACTGTAGTTTCTGGTACGACAAATGCTGACGGGATTGCAACCCTAGAAGTAAGCGCATTTGGGCCTTGGGCCGTACAAGCGACCTATGGGGACATCACGAATGTAGAAACGATTTATGTTACACACGCGGACATGTATTCTGTCGGCTTATCTTTATTTCCGGCTACTATTTTTGGCGTTGTGTGGGACATGTCCAATTCTAGCCCGGAAATGAAACGCCTTACTTCGGAAAATGATCCAAATGGGTACGTGAATAATACGGTATCATCAGAACCATCCCCGGCGGTAGGAACAGGAGGCGGAAGTTCCCCATTTGATAACTATCTTCCATGGATGGGAATGAAAGAAGTCAACATTGTAGATAGAGATATTATTGACCAGGATAACCCATTATTTACTCGGACCGCCAATGATACCATGGTTTATATTCCACCTTTCTATTACAAAATCATTTCTTCAGAAGATATGATTTACTTCTATATTGCCGACAATAAAATTTCAGGATTTGAACTTCATCCGGGTAGTAACACGTATGTGGCTCGATACCGAGTCAAAATTGAAAACGGAGTATTTACGTCTAAATCGGGTGGAACACCAAGTTACGGGAGCTCCTTTAATGCCGATTACGCTCGTTCGTATGCCACCAAAAAAGGTAGTGGTTGGCAAATATTTGATTACTCTACTTGGTGTGCCATATTTCTCTTATATGCTGTTGAATTTGCAGATTGGAGAAGTCAGGCTTTGATAGGACCCGGACAAGTAAATGCTTCTGCTGGTGCGCCGAATGGAGCTACCGATGATATGATATACCACACAGGCAAAAAAACAGCGTCCACTTCAAGCAGCCCAATGCAGTATCGCGGAATAGAGGAACTGTGGGGGAGTTATCGCCAGTTGACAGATGGGGTCAACAAACTGAATGGCAATATGTATATCTGCCTTGACCCTACTAAATATGGTGGCTCGATTCCAACCGACTACATTGACCTTGGGCCTTTTAGTTCCAGTTCCGGCTACATTACCCGACTAAACGTGATAGATACCTACAATTGGTGCATTTTACCTGATCAGTCTGGAGGCAGTTCTAGTACTTATATCCCGGATCGTGCAAATATTCGCAATGCTTCTGAGTCAATCTACATGTCTGTCACTGGTGGAGACTGGAACGATGATACAGATGCTGGAATAGGATATTTTTTAACAAACGATAGTCCAACCGTTGGGACAAGCTGTAGGATTGAGTATCGGGCTCCAAAAGGCGCATGAGTAGGAGGTAAAAACAATGCCTATCTTTGATTATACACAAAATTCTACGGGAATTACTTCCTATACTGCTGGAGATGGTATATCCATTCAAGGAAATTCGATATCTGCAAAGGTGTCTGTTGAAGAGGATAATGCAACCCAAATTTACAACGGGGCGATTTACACCCCAGTAGTGAAACCTACCGCTATGAAGCCACAACTTATCATATATACAGCCCCATCTTCTCCAAACATCGATGTAGTCATTCAGAAAGCTGAAACAAAACTGACGTTACAGACAAACGAAAATGGAGCGGTCACCGTAGATATTCCCTTATTTGGAACTTGGGATATATCAGCCACACTTGATGGAGAAAAGGTAACCAACCAAGTGGCTATCTCTACAGTACGGCAATATATCGTCACACTTTCCAGTGGAGCTGTGTGTGGTGTGTCTTGGGATATGGCAAACCCATCAACTAAACTGACCCGTTTGACTATCAATAATGATCCATACAGCTATGTTACAACTAATGTGACTGAAGACCCCTCTCCCGCAATTGGGATAATAGGCGGAACTTCCCCATTTGACCGGATTGCGCCTTGGTCAGAAATTTATGAATGTAACCTTGATGGAAATGGAACAGAAATTTACAAACGGGGAGAGCCTGGATTTTCCCGTACAGAACATGAAACGATGGTATGGATTCCTAAATTTTATTACCGCGTATCGGACGCCGGAAGTATCCGATTTTTCTATATATCTTCAATGCCACTTGAAGGGTTTGAGAGGCACCCTGGCAGCGGGACGTACATCGGAAGGTATAATACAACTCCAGGATATAAGTCCATTTCAGGTATACAACCTTTACGTGGTGCAACAAGGCCAACCATTCGCACAAACTCTCGGGCAAAAGGTACGGGCTGGGATGGATATGATTATATGACATGGTGCGCTGCATGGTTACTTTACTTAGTTGAATTTGCAGACTGGGATAGTCAGAATACCATTGGCCTAGGCTATACTTCGGGACGCTCTGCTCCATTGAACAATGGCGGAACGGACAACATGATTTACCACACAGGGCGTGCGTCTGGAACAGATGGAGATACGGCCATACAATATAGATGGATTGAAAATCTATGGGGGAATCTATACCAAGTAATAGATGGTATAAATGTCTACGAAGGGACTTTCCTTATTTGTACAAATCCAGAAAATTATGCAGATGATACTGGAATCAACTATGTAAGTACAAGTATGCCAGGAGTTTCAATAAGCGGGTATATAAGTAAAACCGGGTTATTTGAAGGGGCCACATGGGCATTCATCCCAACCGAAGCAGGAGGCAGTCAAAGTTCATATATACCAGATCGGGTGATTATCTCTAGTGGTCAGTCATGGCGCATTGCAGTAGTCGGAAATCACTATAACAATAACTATAACACCGGATTATTTGATATTTATTGCGGATACAACTCTGCTTCAGAAGCAGATTCGAATGGTGCCCGCCTTATTTTCCGTCGTCAGGAGGTGCAAGCATGAGAGTACACGGTGACGTTAATCCACCTGCTTTTACTGTAGAAAAGCAGCCAAAACATTCTGGCTATTACCTTGTACGGTTTTACAAAAACGCTGTTCCATATAAAAGCAGTGACTATGAGGGCTGGGAGTATGAGGAGTACCACTTAGAGATGCGGGAGCGGCCTGACCTTCAAACTTATGTCCAAAATCACTACAACGAGCTATTCCAGGAGGCAAAGGGTGGACCGAGCGAAGTGGAACAACTGAGGGCCGACATGGACTATATTCTGTTGATGGGAGGGCTTTAAGATGGACGTAGAAACCATGCGCTACTATGTATCCACTGGCCTGTGGTCGGCTGATAGGGTAGAAAAACTGTATCAGGCCAAGAAAATCACCAAGGAACATTACGACGAGCTGAAGGCCCTTTTGACACTCCCCACGGATAAATCCGGGGGATTCTCGGTTCGCTGACCGCAGCCTGCACCGTGCGAGGTCTTACAAGGTCTCTCCGAGCGTAACTTCCCGTGTGTCCCACGGTAGATATGTAGCCTACGCCAACAGGCGCAAGCCCTCATTCAAGATGTTCTTTGCGGCGTTGATGTCCCGGTCATGGTGCTGACCGCAGACGGGGCAATTCCACTCCCGGACAGACAAGTCCTTTGTGCCGGGCCATTGAGCACCACAGACAGAACAGAGTTGTGAAGAAGGATAGAACTTATTCACACGGACAACCACTTTCCCGTACCACTGTGCCTTGTACTCCAACTGCCGCCGGAACTCTCCCCAGCTTGCGTCGGAGATAGAACGGGCCAGCTTGTGGTTCTTGACCATGTTCTTCGGGGCCAAGTCCTCAATGCTGATTAGGTCGTAGTCCCGGACAAGGCTGGTGGACAGTTTATGTAGCATATCTCCCCGTTGATTGGAGATGTGTTCCTGCAACCTGGCAACCTTCACCCGAGCTTTCTCCCTGCGCTTGCTCCCCTTTGACTTTCGGGAGAGCTGGCGCTGGAGGCGGGCGAGTTTGCGGTCACTTTTGGTCAGGAACTTGTGGTTCGGGTATTCCGTTCCATCGGAGGTGACGGCAAATGATTTAAGGCCCATATCGAGGCCAATTACCGCCCCGGTGCTGGGAAGCGGGTCTATCTCCACATCGGTACAGCACAGGGCGACAAAATACTTGCCGCTGGGATTCTGACTGATGGTAGCAGAGAGTATACGCCCCTCGATTTCCTTTGAGACATGGCATTTTACCAGGCCGAGTTTAGGGAGGCGGACGTGCTTATCAAAAACCACAATGTTGCTGTTGGTCTTGTAGCTTTTGTGCCTATCCCGCTTACTCTTAAACTTTGGAAAACCTACCTTGCCTCCACCTTTTACTGAGCGGAAGAAGTTCTTGTAGGCAGTATCCAAGTCTTTCAGCGAGTTTTGCAGGGCGCACTTGTCTGGCTCACGTAACCAATCTATCTCCTGTTTTAGAACAGTGAGTGCCTTGTCCTGCTGAAACCGTGTAGGTGCTTTACCTGTTGCCTTGTATTCGGCAATACGTTGGGCGAGAAAATGGTTGTAGACGAACCTAGAACAACCGAAAGTTTTCTGAATAAGCGTTTGCTGTTCAGTGTTCGGATAGATTCTGAATTTGTACGAATATTCCATTTTCTCACCTCATTTCTATTAAAATTATACCACAGAACAGGTGATTTTACAATGACAGCTTCACACAACGCCGCTTACCCCATAGCTAAAGCTAGGGGCTTGCGCGGCGAGTTTTCGGTCACGAAGGGGTGATACCATGCCGTTTATGCAACGCCGACCTGTCATCCAACGGGACTCTAACACCCCGAGCGGCACTGGCCTCCAGCACCAATACATGGCGGACCCCGCAAAACAGCACCTCCGAAGTATGGCGCAGTATGCCACGGACTTCTTTGAAGCACAAGTGCAGGGGCTTGAGGACGATGATGCGTGGAAAGCTGGGTGGTATAAGATACGAACCGCTGCCCACTTTTCTTCCCTCAATACCAGTAATATGTCCCACGACGATGATTGGCGGGTGGTGTACTTTGAGCGGCCAGATATCGACTACATAAGGCCCGGCACCAAGTTCTGGTTCTGGAACAACTGTTGGTTGGCGGACAACCCCGCCAATATAGCAAGCGTGTCCGGGAACGCTTTGGTGAAACGGTGCAACGCCGTGTGGAATAGTCTGGACTACTTTGGCAACATCGTATCTGAACCGATGGTCATCACCCGGCCAAACACCATGGCGAACGCCAACACAGATACGGAAACTATGAAGTTGGCAGACAGCTATATGGACTGCATCATGCAGGCCAACCCATGGACGATTCAGAATCTTAAAAACAACACCCGCATGATTCTTGGAACAAGCGGCTTTGCCGTGCGGGGCCTGTCTGACTACATACGGGAGTTCACCGACCAGCAGGACAGTGTGCGGGTGCTCCGCTTCTCCCTGTACTACCAAGAACCGACGGAACGGGACGATATGAAGCATCAGGTGGCGGATGGACTGGCGTTCTCATGGATAGTCAATGTCACCGGCCCCCGGTCGATTCAGGCCGGTGAACACGTTTCTCTTGTGCCATCCTCTATCCGAAACGGCGAGGCGGTGGCGGACACCATCGCTGTGACTTATCTGTGGTCTTCCCACTCCCCGGAGATTGCCACGGTGGACGAGAATGGCGTGGTAACAGGCATGGCAAACGGTCAGGTAATCATTCGATGCACTTTGAAGGAGAACCCTAGCATCTTCACAGACACCGTTTTAGAGGTACAAGATGCTCCAACAGGGCTTCACTGGGCCACTGACGTACCGAGGAATATCCCAGCATACCAGAGCCGCAAACTGGCCGTAGCCGGGGAACAGGGCCCTGTGGAGTGGTCTTTCTCCGGGCCTGATCAGACCTGCTACACCGCGCAAATAGTCGGAGCGCAGTCTGCCATCTCTTGCTACTACCCCTCCCCTGTTCCTCTAACAGTGAGCATCACAGATGGGACTGCGACTCTGACAGCAGAAATCAAACTGACCGGAAGTTGAAAATTCAGTTGAATAAGAGGTGACAATCATGCTGAACAAGCCAAGATGTCAAAAGGCGACCAACCAGACAGGAAAGCAGGCCCTATACTGTGAGGGAAGGTTCCTGTGCGCCCACCAGTACAACTGCCCACAGACCCGGCAGTACGAGAATACTCCGGGCTTTCAGGAGTGCAAGCGGCTCCAACCGCAGAACCGATCCCCTTCTGTCGGATACCACCAAAACGTCATCCCTCGGGTAAAGAACCTGAAGTCGGTGGAGCAGGCCCCGGATGCAACAACTGTCCTTCCCAGCGGGATGTATGTACGGAACGTCATCCCGAATGCCGAGGGCAAGGCCGAGGAAACTATTTCTGGTAAAGAAGAAGCGACACACATAACTAAACAAAAGAAGGAGACGCAGAATGGAAAACAAGTTCGCAAGTCTCGAAGCAGAAAGCGTAAAGAAGGCTGACACCTACCTGAGCATCGCCAAAAAGACCGCCATCGTCAAACTGTTGGCCCCCGGCTGCATTGAGCAGGTGGATGTGCTACCGAAAAGTGAAAACGCAAACGTTCAACCAATACCGCCCCGCTGGCAGGAGAACATTTTGGGGAAGCGGCTGATTATGTCTTATGTGCTGGCAGGTATCTATCTTCACCTGATCGACGTGAACGGACTTTACAACAGTGAGACCCCGAAGTTCGAGTTCACCGCCCGGCAGTATGACATCTTTTCCAAAACCTACGGACAACTGGAAGGGATGAAGCGGGATGACAATCCGGAGGTGCGAGCCCACGCCGCCGCCATCCTGTCTGACTACCGGGACTTTGAAAAACTCCTGAATGCGGAAATCTATAATCTGCTCCAAGTCAAAAATGATCTGCTTTCCCGAGTTGTAATGCTGTTTACTGCACAGAGTACCCCGGAAAGCATTCAAAATGCGTTGGATGCCCTGCACGAAGTGCAGACAGAGGCCGAGGCACAAGCCCGCAAGAGTAAGGAATGGCTGGAACATGTGCGGGCAGAAAAGGGGGAGTAGGCATGTGGCCTTCACCTACCTATCCATATCAACGAGATCAGCAATATATAAAGTTCATCGGTGCAGAGAACATCCCCCGCCAAGTTTGCACTTATTTGATGGACATGCCACTGCCGAACTACAATCCCCCCACTGAGAACATCTATCCAAGGGTACGGCTGATGAAGTACCTCTTCTATGATGGGATTTCCCCGCTGGACGAGCCGTGTCCGACGACGGAACAGAAGTTGTCCGTTCTATTTGACCCGGAACATCCAACTGCCCCAGTCTCCCCAGAGAAGGGTTACCGTATCTTCCCGCAGGCATATGTGGCTCAGGCACAGAACATCGGGGACACCTCATTACGATGCTATATGGGCCAGACAGTGGCAAAAGGGTCGTACCGTGCCGAACTGTCTGTGATCTTCGAACTGACTACCAATGTCAACTATGAATCTGCATCCGGCTACGCCATATCCCGCACCTATGCCATGGAGTGCGCTCTGATTGAGGCGTTAAACGGCGTGAATATGAACGGTGTTGGCACATTCTACTTTGACCGCACACAACACCCGTCCTGCGGCTCATGGAACATCGACGACAGGGGAACCAACCTGGGACGGAGGGTGATTCTCGGCCTGACATGGCAGGACTGAATTAAAAAGACCTACGCTCAATTGTGAGCGCAGAAGGGCCATTAGGGGCCACACAGGAGAGCATATTTCTTCTGTGTGGCCCCCTGCTTTTGTTTACCAGGAGGCATCAATCATGCCACTCACTCAGGAACAGCAGGAAGCCGTCCGTATGGGCACACCAATAGAATGGAACGGCCTGACCCTGTTTCCAATATTGATGAAAGACTATAACAGGTTTATCATCGCCCAAATGGGCCTTACGGCTCAACAGCAGACACTACCAAGTAAATACGTGGTTATGCGCTATCTGGAAGCCCTGTATGCGCTTGACTACGACGTGCGAACCAATGGAGGCCCACAGGGCGGTTTTTTCTCCCGTATCCTACTCTTTTTGATGCTTTCTTTGCGGCTGGAAGTGAGAAAAGGGCTGGATGGAGAAGAATACATTCCCATAGGCATCCAGACGGAGAAGGACAACCCACGGAAGTTGACCGCCCTGGAAGTGACGCAGGGTGAAGTGAGCGTTGAGATCACCCCGCAGAACTTCGTTCAGCTCCGGGAAATCCTGGCCGCACAAAACGAAGTGGAACTTCCAGACGAAACCCTGAACGCCGAACTGGTGCAGGCGGAACGGGACTTGGCTGCGAAAAGTTCTCTCAACCTCGTACCAGATAGCGAGGCTCTGATCTACTCCGTCTCTGTCAAAACGCAGATTCCCGTCGAAGATATATTCCAATGGACGGTAAGGCGATTCGTTCTGACAGAGCGGGCCATTGACCGAATCACCGGACACCTTGTAGCCGCACTTTCGGAGGCAGCGGGAGCCAAATATAAGAACGGTAACCCGTGGCCCTCCTGGAAGTACGACCGTGACAAACATTCAAGCGCACTCGTCTCCCTTGCGGAACTCACACAGAGGCTATCCGGTTCTGTGGAAGCGAGATAGCCAATCCACCTGAAAGAAAGGAGCAAACGTCTCTATGATTACTGCTACTCTGAATGGCCGTCCCCTGTACGCCAAGGGCACCATGGATGTAAAGATGTTCGACCCTGCTACCAATGACTTGGTATATTACTCCAACAAAATGTCCACTTCGCAGTTGGCATCCACCATCAACCTAGGCCCCATCAACGCAGGTATTGGCAACCCCATCGTCATCCAGATTCCAGACACTCCCTCTCTGACCATGAACCTGACCGCCGCCGACTTCTCCCTTGAGGGCCGCGCCCTGTCCGTTGGCGGGAACGTGGTCTATAACGGCGTGGTACCCGTGGATGAGGCGGTGGAGGCCAACGGAACCACCCTGACCGTGATGCAGACACCAGTTGCCCCCCTTGGCGGCTGCAACGTAGTTGGCTACATCAACAACGGTGGCACCGCCTATCCCATCGACCCTGATACTAAGCAAATCCAGGGGTTCACCGCCGTGGCGGGCACCACCTACTGTGTCCACTACTACACCACTAATCCCTCTGCCAAGCAGCTCTCCATTGAGACTCTGATGAATCCTGCCGTGGTGCGCGGCTTCATCACCATCCCTGTCTACTCTACTGAGGGCAGCGCCTCCAACGCCAATACCGGCTCCCGTGTGGGCTCCCTCTACATCACGATCCCCCGTGGTCAGCTCTCCGGCGACGCTTCCACCGAGGGCTCCCAGACCACCGCCGCCACCACCGTCATGAACTTGACCGCTCTGTCCTACGACGAGGCGTGTGAGCAGGGCATCCAGTGCGGCGGCTCCTCCTCTCCCAAACTGGCCTACATGGTACTGGAGCTGTTCGGCAACCCCGACCAGAACGTGGAGAGCTTGGCTATCGTGGGCGGCAACGATATCACTGTCACCGCCGGTTCTCCCTACACTATCCCTGTAAAGTATGAGATGGACAACGGCGAGATTGTGACCCCCGACCTGACCAACTTTATCTACACTCCAGAGGACGGCGGGCTGTATTTCAACGTCTCCCCCAATGGCGTTATCACTGGCACTGCCAATGGCACCGGCAATCTGGTCATCACCTCCAAGTATAACTCTGAGCTGACTACCGCCGCCGCTGTGACCGTGGAGGGTGGGGCCAGTACGCCAACTTCCAATGTCACCTTTCAGCTCACCACGCCTTCCTCCGGCAGTGATAACAAACTGAGTGGCGGAGGCGGTACCTACACAGTGGATGTAGATGTGGTGAACGGAACCTCCTCTGTGGTCGTGACCGGCACAAAAACCGCTACTCAGAGCGTGGTCATCACCGGAGCCAACGCCTCTCTAGTAACCGCGGCTGGTAATGACACCATCCCCACCTACACCATTGATACCTCCTCCGTCGCCTCTGACGGCGGCACCCTAAACTTTACCCTTGGTGTGACCGAGGCAGGCAAATCTCCCATCTCCTACGCCTTTGATGTGACCGTTGCCGCCCCGCCTGATGACACAGCGGACATGACCTTTGACCTGACCACACCCAGCAAGAACGAATCCAACACCATCAGCGGCGGCGGCTCCAACAGAACCGTCACTGTCAACGTACAGAATGGCACCGGGAGCGTGGTGCTCACCGGCACAAAAACATCCGCCCAGGAAGTAAAGGTCGGCGGCACAAACGCCAGTGATGTCAGTCCGGCCGGGAGCGCAACCGCCCCTACCTATACCGTCAACACAAGCAGCGTTTCCGCCGCGGGTGGCTCAAAGTCCTTCACGCTGACGGTAAGCGAGGATGCCCATAGTACCATCGTCTACAATGTGACGGTCACTGTGGCCTCACCTCCTCCGGCGACCGCAGATGTGACGTTTGCGCTGACAACTCCGGGCAGCGGGGGCGGGAACAGCCTCAGCGGGGGCGGAGCGAGCAAGACCGTGACGGTCAACGTCGTGAACACCACGAATAGCGTGGTCATTACGGCAACCAAGACATCCGGACAGACGCTTTCCAAGGGCGGCACCGACCAGGCGAATGTGACGATTGGGGATAATTCTACGAAGCCCACCATCACAGTGGACACCACGAGCGTCGCCACAGATGGCGGAAGCAAGAGCTTCACCATTGCCGTCAATGAGGGGAGCCACGCCTCGATCACCTACAACATCACGGTAACTGTGGCCGGTGGCGGCTGATATCCAGCACAGCTAAACCGACAGCCCTCCCCTAGGGCAACTGAGGCGGGGGCCGAAACTGAAGAGAGTTGGGCTATTAAATGTCCGAGAGGGCGCGCTTTTACCAATCATGGCAGAAGTGCGCCCTCTTACTTTAAGGAGGAAAATTGATTGAGTTTACTGGAACGATACCAGACTATGTCTGCAAAATTAGATGCTGCTATTGACAGCGCACTTGAACATGAAGTGGCCGAGGTTGTCAAGGACATTATTTTGGAACAGGCAGTGAGCGCAGTTTATAGCTATCCCGCAACCGCACCAGCCATGTCCAGCAGACGCAAATCTGACGGGGGTCTTGGAGACCGAGGGAATCTAAGTGCGCGCGTCGAAGCAGGGCATGTTCTGATTGTGGAAGATGTTGCCCCCCTTCAAGGAACGGATTATGGCATAGCCCTTTCTGATGTAGTGGAACATGGCCTGGGGAATTACCGCCAACCGGGTCCACGACCTTTTTTAAATCGCTCTGAAACTGAGGCGGTTAGTTCTGGCCGGGCCGCCGCCGCACTCCTTTCTGGCCTTGCAAGGCAAGGCGTTACCAGCAGCGGCTTCGGAGTGCAGAAAAAGTGAGGCGGCCCATGCATTTCAGTACTGATGCGCCTCATACTACAGATTCATAAATAGTCGGATTTCTGGACAGGAGGGGGCGGCATGTTCAGGTATTTCTCCAGACCAATTGCTTTTTTTAAGAGGGGCACAATACCGTCTAGATTCGATTGGTTAAGCCCTTTATACCGACACTCGATCTTCGAGAGGGAGCCCGACTTAGTGCGATAGTTAATCTCGAAGTATTTTCGATACATAATAGTTCCCTCTTTTGCCGCCATTGCACCAACAATAGCACCCGTATCGCCGCCAATGGCACCACCGATCGCAGCCCCGGTTAGTACACTCCCTTTTACGTATTCTTCTCGTGTCACAACCCCATAAGAGACGATTTGGGAAAACGGGAGGAAGCGCTCTATTTCTTTCTCTTGAAAAATCAATTGCACCCTTTTTTGATCTAAAAGAAGATTGATACATTCGCCTGATATTCCAGGAACTCCCTGCAATCCAAACAGAAGTGTCTGCGGCAAAGATTCCCGGTATAGCCTTTCTGCATTTACACTGTCCAGCAATAGACCGGCATTTTTGAAAGAGTTTCGGACACATATGCATCCAAGCACTACAATAACAATTCCGATTAAAGAAATAGCAACGCCTAGCGATACCTCAATGTGCATAGCAAACAGAATACCCAGAATCACGACTCCCACTCCAAGGAAAGTCCCACCCACATTCTGCTTCCAATACTTGAGCTTGGTGCGCATACCCTCTCCACAGGCTTGACACCGTTCAATCGTGCGGCTTTGAATATGCCCGCAATGGGGACAGCAGATTTCCCCGTCTTTCATATTTTTTACAGGATTTTGTGTGCCAATTAAATTGTTCAGTGGTGTTCCGCAGTTGATACACTCTACATTTTCCTCAGACTGTCTTTGCCCGCAGGATGGGCAGTTGATAAGCCCCATTTTCTCTCCCTTCCTTCCCCCGAACAAATTACATTTTTTGTTGAGACTATTATACTACTTTCCTATTTTTACAGCAACCAAAAAATCATAGGAGGATTTTAAAATGCCTGATGAAGTTGTTACTTTAAAAGTGACCCTTGACGCAGCCAAAGATATTGAATCCCGGTTGAGGACAATGGATTCCTTAATGGATAGCCTGCGCAAAAACAGTAATGTCAAGCTGACCGTAGATACCAGTTCTTTCGATAAGCTCATCAATGAAACGAAAAAGTACCTTTCTTCCGTGACTGAGCAAGTAAACCAGAAGTTGCGGCTTGCCACTACCTCCCAGGAAATTCTTCTAGCGGAGAAAACTTTGGCGACCGAAGCGGCCCGGCTGGCAGCCGCATATGAAACGGCAGAGACGAAAGCTCGCAGTTTGGGACAGGCAACTGGGGAAGTTACGTCCACCCCCCTTCAGCATCAGATTGACGCCTTAACTGGGGTTTCAAATGAATTTAAGTCAGCCGCAGAAAGCGCCAAATACTTTATTGACGTTGAGAAAAAGATCGGTTCCGAGACCGGGAATCGTGTCGATGTTAGAAATGATTTTGGGACCAACAGCATACAGGACTACATAACCAATGTAGAGAAGCTGGAAAATGCAACTGTCTCCGCAACCAAATCCGTAAAGGTGGGTGAAAGCACCTTCCAGCAGTTCTCTGTTGCGGCCCAAAAAACAAACGGGGATGTAAACAAATTTACCTACTCCATTGATACCGCTACGGGCGCTGTTTATAAAATGGATCGTGGGTTTTCTTCTCTGGGCCAAAATGCTGTTTCTGCACTTAATAAAACATCCTCTGCCGCCAAAGAGGTCGGTTCCGAATTTGGAAACATGTTTAAAAACATGCTCCTTTCGCATGTTATAAACACTTTGATATCTACCCCAATTACACTATTACAGTCTGCACTCGACGAGCTAAAGGCTGTTGATACCGAGTTGGTCAACATTCAAAAGGTTATGGGCGCCACTGCTGGCGAGATGGAAAACCTCTCTGAAAAGGCATATGAAGTAGGGTCTTCCCTTGGTATCGCCGCTTCGGACTACTTGGCTTCTGTTACTAAATGGGCACAGGCTGGCTATGGTTCTCTATCTGATGAACTGGGCGAACTTTCGGTAAAAACGCAGAAAGTGGGCGATGTGCAGGAGGCTACCGCCAACCAATTTCTTCTGTCGGTTGATGCTGCCTATAAATACAAGGGAAATATCTCTGAACTGACAAAAGTTCTGGATGGAGCCAACGAGATCTCCAACAACTACGCCACCAGCGTTGAAAAACTCGCCGGTGGTATGGGCATTGTGTCCTCCCTGGCTGCACAGACCGGTATGGAGGTTCAAGAAACGATGGCGGCCATAGGCACGATCACTGCCGTCACCCAAGAGTCTGGCAACAGCGCCGCCCGCGCCCTCCGTGCCCTGATTTTGAACATCCAGGGGTCTACCGAGATTGCTATTGATGAAGCGAGTGGTGAACGCTGGACAGAGGATGAGATTAAGGCCACTGCCGCCGCTCTGGGCGATCTGAACGTTGCAACCCGCGAGTACAAGGACGGTGTAGAGCAGCTACGGAACCCCATGGATGTTATCGGAGAACTGTCCGAGAAATACCGAAAGGGACTTATCAGCGAAGTCCAGCTCCAGGAAGTCGTATCCTCTCTGGGCGGAAAGGTACGATCTAACCAACTGCAAGCTCTTATCTCCAATTATGACATGTACGAAGAGATGCTAGATACCTACGCTGATAGTGTAGGTAGCGCTGACCGGGAGTTGGACATCTACCTGAATAGCTGGGAGGCAAAGACAAACCGGCTGAAGAATCAGTGGGTAGAACTCGTGGCCTCCTTCCAGGCCAATGATGCAATCAAGGGAATATTGGATATCGCAAATGCGCTTATGGAGGTTGCTAATACCCCTGTTGGCAATATTCTGGTAGTAGCAGCAGCAATAGCAACTCTCAATGCCTCCTTTGCTGGATTCGCCGCTACAACAGGCGGTGCTGCATTTCTTGGAAAGTTCAAAGGATTCCTCACTGTGTTTGACGACGTAGGCAATGCCACCACAAAAGTCGGGAAACTCACCGCAGGTTTTAAGGGACTTGGGAGTGCTATTACTACTGCCCTAGGGCCAATTGGAATTGCTTTGACGGTTTTGTATACTCTTGTCACTGTCATTGACGCATTGACGGTCAGCGCCGAAGAGCAAAAGGAGAAGGTCGATGCTCTCTCTGCTGAATATCAAGATGCTACAACAACTCTGGAGTCACTGGAGAACCAATACAAGGATAATACCGACCGACTTAATGAACTCAACAGTCTAAAATCTAGCGGCGATTTTACTGTGAACGATCAGGAGGAACTTGACCTTCTTAACGAACAGAACTTTTCGTTAGAACGCCAGATCATACTTCAAGAGAAATTGGCGGAGGCCAAGAAAAGGCAGCTTGCAGAAGAGGCAAACACCGCTTTACGCAAAGGTTTTTCTGAGACCTCTGATGTAAATTTTCTGACTGGATTCTTCTCGTCTGCTTATGACCAGCTTTTCGGCGGAAACAGTCAAGCCTTAAATGACTTTTTCCGCCAGTTCAGTATGAATATAGCCGGTGCCTTGGACGGCTTTGAAGGTCAGGCAAATTATATTTCTGGCCGTCTGGATGATCTCAATAAACAGAAGGAAGAGTTCCTTTCTGAGCACGGAAGCAATCAGAGTACCTGGAGTGAGGAGGAACTAAAGCAGTTCGATAAACTGGAGAACCGGATTGCTAACGCCGATGAAATGGCAATCATCTTCTACAACGAAATGCAAGGCTATATCGGCAACCTGACGAATGAGGAAGATATTGCTTACTGGCAAGAAATTGCCGATTCTTTGTTTGCCGCAATCGCCCCAGCCATGTCGCTCCGTTCCCAGATTGAGTCTTTAACCTCTGCAATGGACTCTGCCACACATACCGAGTTCAATGATGTGCTTACCCAAATGCGGGAGGACGGCGAAGTAACTGAAAGCGAAATCCAGACCCTTATCGACAAATTTCCAGTGCTTAATGCACTCTTAGAGAGCGGTGAGTACACACTCAAAGATCTGGCGCAGTATTTCTCCGGTGCTGGCGGAGAGGCAATTTTGTTTGGCGACAATGTAGAAGATGCATCAAATGAAATAGAGCAGATGGAGGCAGCCGCCGATGCCCTTTCGGACACCCTAAACGAACTTGAATCCGCTCTGAGCACCTTGGACAGCGCCCAGGACGAGCTTTCGGAGAACGGGAAGCTATCCATTGGAACAGTTGATTCCCTGATTCAACAGTTTCCGGAGCTGACTGGCCTTCTCTATGAGTATCTGGCCGGTTTGGTGTCTGAGCAGGAACTCCAAGAGGCCCTTTCTGCTCAGTACAACAATACAACCAATGAGTACAAAAAGAACATCATTGAAAAGATGATGTCCAACAAAGAATTTTACAAGAATACAATTCTCACAAATACAAACATTGTTTCCAAACTAGCCGAGCTGGGCATAACCGACCTTGAAAACTACCAAACTCTGGAGGAGCTTAAGGAAGAAGTAAACCGCCGTATTCAGGAGCAGATGACCAAAAACGCAGATAAAGGAAAGGATGACCGCGAAAAGATCTACGGTCAAGAAGTAGAGGCTTTCACAGTGGCCCAAGCATCCATGCTTACTGCTCAAGCCCTATCCCTGGATAAAATGAAATCTAAGAGTTTGACCGACCTCCTTAACGAAAAAAATGGAATAGGTCAAGGCGAATATTTCGAATTTGGGCAACAGAAACCAAGCACAAATTCCAACGGCGTAGTATCGGACTATTGGGACGACGTTATGGACATCCTATCGTCCACAATCGAAATTCCCTCCCTTTCCTTTGATTCTTCCTCCGGAGGTGGATCGTCAGGAAAAGGTACATCCTCTAAATCTTGGTATGAGGAGGAAATCGACCGTCTAAAAGATTTAGTTTCCCGTACTAAGGACACCAATACTTTGCTTGAAAAGGAAGAAAAGAACTCCTACCAGAAGCGTATTGTTAATATCCAGGCTGCTCAAGCTGAAATTCATAAAACGGCGAATCAGTTCCGCGCTAAGGGCCTATCTGATACCTCCGACGAAATCAAGCAGCTTAAGTTGATGTATCATGATCTCGCAGATGAGGTAGTTTCTATCTATCAGGAAATGCACGATGATCTGATGGAGAATAACAATGACCGCGAGTGGGAGCTTAACCTTTTCAGGAAGAATCGGGAGCGGGCCGACCGGAGTGTTGAGGAGATTGTCGCTGACAATGAGAAAATTGTTGCAGAGTACAAAGCCATGCAGCAGGAGGTGGCCGACCTTGCCGCCTACTACCGCTCCATGGGTTATGACGAGACGGACGACCTAATCCAAGACCTCTCCGACGCATGGTGGGACTACCAGGAGCAGCTCGAATCGGTCTATGATTCCCTGACCAAAGCCTTTGAAGATTACATCTCAGAATCCGACCGACAGATTCGTACCCTGGAGCGCACCACTGGCACAGCAGGCCAGCAGATAGAGATTTATACCCAGAGGATAAACGAGGCCAAGAAAGCCCTGCAGGCTCTCCAGTCGACGAATATCAACGGCATCAACAATGAGCGGATTGGGAGTATTCAAGACCAAATCTACTCCGACGAGGACGCTATCTCCAATATCCAGGATGAACTCTGGTCTGAATTGGAGGCTGCCGTCAATAAAGAGTTCGACAAACTCCAGGATGAAATTGACGATGCCCAGGACATGTTGGACAAGTTCAATGAGGCCGTAGAAAAACTTGATGAAGAACTCCAAAATAAAATCGAGCCTCTGCAAGAGCAGATCGAGGAATGGCAGGACAGGTTAGAGGAAGTTCTAGAACCCATCGAGGAAAAGCTGGATGACCTGAATGAACAGCTTGAGGCCGAACGGGATGCACTGGAGGCCCTGACTGATCCTCTGCACAAGGAAATCGAGGGCTACTACACGGTCAACCCAGACGGAACAATCGGCGAGTACGTTCCAGGCATTAACGACCGGCTGGACGATCTAAATGATCAACTCGATAAAGAAAACGAGAAGTGGAATGAGCAGAAAGAACGTGAGGAAGCTGCGCTGGCTCTCCAGAAAAAAGAATTGGCTTTACAGGAAGCCATCAAAAACCTGGAACAGGCCCAGCTCGATCTCGAAACTGCCAAAAACGAGCGTACTATCTATACTTTAAAAGATGGTGTATGGGGCTGGAGAGCTGATGAGCAGGCTATTCAGGATGCCGAAGACGCTTTAGAGGATGCCGAGCAGGCCAAAGAAGATGCAGAGAAAGAGCTAGAAGATCTGAAGGAGCAGCAGGCGCACGACAAAATCATTTCCAACTTAGAAGACCAGATCAAAGCATTAGAAAAGCAGAAGGAGTTAATCAATAAACAAATTGATGCCTATGAAAAGGAGAGTGAGGCCCGGCAGGATTACATTCAGGACCAGATTGACTACTGGGAGAAGGAGAAGGAAGCTCAGGAGGAGCACTACAACGATCTGATTGAGGCCAACCAGAAGGAAATCGAGGCATGGGAAGAATACTACGAAAAACGCAAGGAAGCCTACGATGATGATATCGAGTTCTGGGGAAATAAGGTAAAAACTCTACAAGAACAGTACGACGCATGGGCCGAGCGCTGGAGCGACATTCAGGATTCCATGACCGAGGATGTCCGATCCATCGAAGAAATCCTTTCTGACATCGCCAAGTATGGCACTCCTGAAATGAAAGCCCAAGTGGATAACATCACGGACCTTCTCCGGGACATGGGCGTGGCGCTTGGCGATTTCAATTCTAGCATTGACAGCGGTCAGGCCGGAGGAGGAGGCCAGAACGACCAGAACATCATTGACCAGATGAAGCAGAATGCCCAGAAGTGGTGGGATGCCACTCTGCGGGGCGACAAGGAAACAGCCGACTACTATGATAAACTGAACTATCAGCTTGGCACCAGCATTGGTGCGCATCGTGACCACAATGGTGTTTGGTGGGATAAGTACGGAAACAAGCTGTTCGACACGCCATCTTCGTCTGGAAACGCCTCTGGCGGCCCTGCTTCGGGCGGGTCCTCCACTGGAGCGTCTGGTTCTGGCTCTGGTTCTACGAACTCTATGGTAGACGCTAACAATCAAATCAGTCAGCTACGAATGAACGCCATGCATGCCAGCGACTCTGAAAAGCGCTCCTTGTTTCAGGAAGCCAACCGACTAGCCGTATCGTATGGCGCAGTTTCTATACCATATACTTCTGATCCAGACGATTGGAAGTGGTATAACCGGAGTGGAGACTGGCTGTTTGACCAGGGTGGCATCGCTCGTGGCAAGGGCATGATGGTCAAGGGGACGGACACACCAGAAATGGTGCTCAGCCCTGTTCTGGCATCCGATGTGCTCAATCCAGTCAAAAACGAGGAATTTGACCGCTTTGTACGGGACATGGGCATCATGTTCGGAGCGGCGGAACGATACGCCCAGGACACCAGAATGGAGCCGGGCAGGTCCACCAGCAACGATAACCGCAACTATTCCCATCAGACATTTATCAACGGCGTGGAGATCGGGGACAGTATGCTTGACCGCCCCTTGTCAGAAGTCCTTTCTCTGCTGGGACTACACCGTAACTACTGATTTTCCCCCGACAAAAGTTGTTGCAATTTGAGTGGAAAAGCGGTAAAATAAGAAATAATAAGATACCTGTGCCGAATTGATGGCATAGAGGGGCCATTTGGGGCCGCTGTTGACTGTATAATGCAGTTGACAGTGGTCCCTTTTTTGTTTGTGCTGGAGGTGAGCCAGTGGCGCTATATCAACCGACCAATATTTTCCCGTCTTCCTTCGCGGGCGTGGGTGGCGGCGTGGTGGATGTGACGCAGCCTCTCACCGTATCGTGGCAGGTCAACGGCTCCTCAGCCATGACCGCCTATCAAATCAAAATCTACGAAAACACTACCGCCTCCAAACTCGTCTACAACAGCGATCGTGTAAACCTACAGCACCCCTTCTACGGTATGACCTCCACAGGTGATGTGAACTACTTCCAGGTCACCATCCCTGCAAATCGGCTGACCAACCTGTCCAACGGCTTCTCCAGCGGGTACAAGATGCTGATCACACAATGGTGGAACGGCGGTTCCATTCAGCAGTTATCCCCCTCCTTTTTCCTGACACGGACAAATCCGGCTGTGACCGTCAGTGTACCGGCCACCGTCACATCACGGAGTGTGACCTTCACCGGTTCCTATACCCAGGCCCAAGGCGACACCCTGGACTGGTTCCGGTGGGAATTGGCCCTCCAGGACGACCCGGAAAGCCCGATTGAGGACAGCGGGTACATCTACGGCACCGAGGACATCCAAGTCACCTACGATGGTCTATTCACCAATACAGCCTATTCCGTGCGGCTGACCATCCAGACAGAGAACGGCGTACAGGCTACTACCGGCTGGCAAAACTTCACGGCACAGTATGACGTGTCCGATATGAAAGGCTATGTGGATGCCTGTGTATCCCCGCTGGAAGGTGTAATTATCCAGTGGCCCCGCATCTCTTATATCAACGGAAAGCCGTCCGGGCCTCATCAGTTGACCGGCGGACAGCTCAGATTGCCCGCAGGGTCAAGCATTACCTGGGACGAGCGAAATGGGGAGCCGATGAACATCCCTACACCCTGGTCGCTTGCATGGTCGGGCATCGTACCTTTGACTGGCACTTCTCCTGTCTGGCGGATCACCGGGGATGGACATACATTGTCCCTCTCCATTGAACCGCACTTGATTTCTCTGATCCTGGACGGTGCGGTGCTGGCCTCTGTGGAGATACCCCACCTTTTGGTGGACTATACAATCCGCATGGTACTAACGCCCCGTGAACTCCACATGTATTATCCGGTGCAGGAAGGCGGGCTTTATCCATCTTCCGTCCTTTTCCCATCCGCCACGCTCTATCCTATGGGCGGGGATGTATCCTGGGAGCGGTTCACCTATCCGCTGACGTGGGTCCAACCGGATATCGAATCTATCACCCTATATGGAGAACAGCGGTGTGACTACATCATGGTCAGCGGCGGTGAGGTTTCCGGCGCTTTGCTGGGAGACCTGTTGACCAACTTCGAGTTTGAACCGAGCTGGACACTGGACACCTGGTTTTTGGCAACCTTCAACGGAACCGGCATCAATGGCGGCAACATTACTCCGTCCGGCGACAGCATCACCGGCGCAGCAGTCTACCGGCTGAAAAAGGGTGACCGGCGACTGCAACTGGTAGCGAATGTGGGTATCGGCAGTTCCACATTGGTGGATGAGGGGTTCCGCAATCAATCCACCTATACCTACTATGTGTTCGTGTTGGGGACAAATACTTATGTATCTGCCCCGCTGATCTCCAACCCGGTCACACCTATGTTCTGGAACTGGACCGTGCTGGACTGCTCGGTAGATTCCAACGGAACATACCATCTGGAGGAAGCGCACCTGTTTCGCAACAGTGTAAGCACGGACAGTATCAGCAACAACAATGCCCCATCCATGCTTCAAAATTTCACACCCTACCCGCTGAGACAGCCATCCTCCTACAACTTCAAATCTTCTACCCTGACCGGCTACATCGGACGGGTGGACATGAAACTGAATCAGTACATCGACACAGTGGATATGGCAGAGGCCCTTTATAACCTGTCTGTCAGCAACAATCCCAAGTTCCTGCGGGACAGGAAGGGTAATCTCTGGCGCATTCAAACCAATGCTGCCGTGTCCATGCAGACCGGGGACACGATGGTCCCCCAGCCCTACTTCGGTTCTTTCCCGTGGGCTGAGGTGGGAGCGGCGGACGGTATCTCCATCATCTGCCAGCCGGGTGACGGGGCGTGGGACAGCACCACCGGGCAGGAGCCGGACAGTGGCGAGACCGTGACCAAAATCGTTGTGACTGCCCCATTCGGGTCTACCGTAACCCTGACCAATGGGCAGGAGAGCTATACAGAAGTCTGCTACGGCTACATCACCTACCAGCCCGCCACGCCGGGCGATTGGACGGTGACGGCTATGCGGGATGGCTCGTCGGCCAGCGAGACCATCACCATGGCAGAGGGCGTGACATACTACGTGGGGCTTGTCATCACGGAGGTCTACGCCACACTTATTATTGCCGCTCCATCTGGTACCGTCATCACAGTATCCCAGGGGAGCGAGTTCGAGGAAACAAAAGTAGTCCCGTAGTGCGGACAGGAAGGAGGATTCTTTTTCATGGCACAGGTAGAGTTTCAAGTCCCCGGCCCCGGCACCTACATCATCGAAGCCGCCCCGTCCCTGCCTCCCCTGTCTCAACCGGGCACGGCAGCGGACGTGTTGACGGGCGAACAATTCTATGGTGAGGACGGGAACCCTGTCACGGGCACGATGCCGGATAACCCCGCCGAGGCCGTGATCATCCAGGGCGGCGGTTCCTACACCATCCCCAAGGGCTACCACACGGGCAAAGGCACCGTGACCAGCGAGGGAACAGAACTACCCACGCTGGCCAACCCCGCCAACGCTGGAGAAATTATCTCCGGCAAGCAGTCCATCGGACAGAACGGCGAAACCCTGACTGGTACAATGCCCAACAACGGGGCCGTGAGCAAGGACTTGACCGCCGGGGAGAAGTACATCATCCCGGCTGGTTATCACAACGGGCAGGGCAAGGTGACTGCCCCAACTGTTGCAAGCGAGACCCCCGGCACAGCAGAAGCCGTTGACATTCTCTCTGGGAAAACTGCATGGGTCAATGGGGAGCAGATCACAGGAAGCATTCCAACCAAGACCGCAGAAGATGTGACGATTCAAGGCGCATCCGTGAGCGTCCCCAGTGGCTACTACGGCCCCAACATTGCAAAGGCAATTCCCACGGTAGAACAGACCGTTCCCACCATTTCTGTCAGCCCAGAGGGCCTTATCACTGCCCAAGCCCAGCAGACAGAGGGATTCGTGGCGGGCGGAACAAAGTCTGCCACGAACCAACTCCCTGTGCAGGGAGCTCAGACGATCACGCCCAGCACCACGGCTCAAACCATCCAGCCCAACGTGTACCTCACCGGGGCGCAGACTATCCAGGGGGATGAGAACCTTGTTCCTGGGAACATCAAGGAGAACGTGTCCATCTTCGGCGTGACGGGGACTTATGCGGGAAGCGGCGGTGATTTCGCTGTTCCGCTCACCGTAACCGTGGATAGCGGGGCAACTGTTACAGCGGTGAATGGAGATACGACGTTGACAGCAACATCTGTTAATAGGCAAGCAAAATTTGTTTTGAATAGCGGTGGAAACTGGAACATCACCGCCAGCTTGGACGGTCGTGTTGGGCAAACCTCCATTTCAGTTGAATCCGCGTACTCCGCCTCTATCACGCTGCCAAGCGCAGATCCAGTATTTGGCGTAGCGTGGGACAAAAATGATCCGTCCACCACATTGACTCGCCTGACCCCCAGTACCGACCCAAACACCTATGTGACTGGAACCATTGCAGGAGAACCATCCCCGGCGGTGGGAACAGGAGATGGAAGTTCACCTTTTGATAGTTATATGCCATGGAGCGGTATGTATGTTTGCAATCTGTCGGTGAACGGTGTGGAAACTGCAAAGAAGGGAGAACCGGGCTTCTCTTACTCTAACTCTGATGTGATGGTCTATATTCCAGTATTTTATTACCATGTGGAGGATATCGGAAATGTCAGATATTTCTATATTACTGCTGACGAAAGAGCTGGTTTTGAATTGCACCCCGGTTCTGGAAAATACATTGCCCGATATAACACGATTGATGGATACAATTCCCAATCCGGTGCCACCCCACTTGTCAATGTGACACGGGAGACAGTACGCACTAATTCCCGCGCAAAGGGAACCGGATGGGACGGATATGACTACATGACATGGTGCGCTGTATGGCTCCTGTACCTTGTAGAGTTTGCCGATTGGAACAGCCAATCGGTCATCGGGGCTGGAATTACAAGCGCAAGTGGCGCACAAAATACCGGCGGTACAGACTCCATGACCTACCATACCGGAAGGGCCGCAGGGACAGACAGCCTCTCCGCAGTCCAGTACAGGGGGATTGAGAATCTATGGGACAACGTTTATGAGTGGATCGACGGCATCAATTTTGACGGACGAGTCGCCTATATCTGCACCAATCCGGCCAACTATGCCGATGACACCACCAGCAATTATACTGCTACTGGCGTGACGCTCTGCTCCAGCGGCTGGATCAAGGATCTGGGCCTCAGCAACAATTTCTCCTGGTCCTTCCTCCCGGATGCCGATGGAGGAAGCGAGACTACCTATATCCCGGATTACATATACTCGGGCTCCAGTTGGCGGGTTCTCTATGTCGGGGGCTCTTGGAATAGTCGCTTGTATGCCGGGCTCTTTTGCTTCTATGCTGGCTTATCATCGTCGACCTCGAACAGCACCATCGGTACGCGGCTCATTTTCCGCCCCTAATGGGGGATCTGGGGCTGCCCTCCGGAACTCCGAAGGTTTACCCATGGCCGCAAGCCGGGGGCAGATCACCAGCAATGAGGCAAGCAGGATTCTGAACATCTGAACAGAAAAAGCCGCCCCCTTTTTTGGGGGGGCGGCGGGAATAGGCAAAACGCGGCGCATGTGGTATGCTAGGATCGGCGCTGCAATAACGGCAGGCGGTTAGCCACACCCTCCGAAAGGGGGTGAGGCCCTATGCGGATCACATTACATATCGGGCGGTTTACCGTTACGATTATTGTGAAAAGCAGAAACCGCCACCCTGGCCGGTGACGGTTTCCATTTGGAAATTTAGTTAACTGCTTGGGCTAACCGCTTGTTGCAGCGCCTTTCTACCTCTATTATACCATCCCGCTTCGGTTTGTCAACGACGAATCGAGTGCGGGATTTTTGTTTTCCTGCCCGGCAGAAAGGAGGGAGCGCCCCATGCCAGCGCCTACACCACAACGCTATCTGCAATATCTCTCCGCTGTGCGCGGGGAGTTCACCAAGCTGGCCCGACTAGATTTTCTGCAACCGGACGGCTCTCTAGCCTTTTCCATTGACAACAACCCCCACAATCCCCGTTCCGGGGCGTTCATTCAGGAGGGGGAGTTGTCAGTTAACCTACAAAATGGGATGCGACGGCAAGCAACTGTAACACTCTCCAACCTGGACGGGGCCTATGACTACAACGTGAACAAGGTCTGGTTTGGACAGCAGATCAGATTGATGGAGGGCCTTGTTCTGCCCGACGGGACAGACTTCTATCTACCCCAAGGCGTGTTTTACGTCAAAGACCCGGAGGAAACCTTTCTGCCCAACCAGCGCCTTGCCCGGTACAATCTAGTTGACAAGTGGGCATATCTGGACGGGACGCTGTTCGGCAACTTGGAGGGTTGGGCACTCATTGAAATCAATGAGGATATCTTCAACGCCATTACCCAACTGCTTCTACGGGATAGAGGAAACGGACAGCCTATCGATAACATGGCCCCAATCTTCACGACCTACTATAATGGCAAGACGGTAAAATTGACGGACGGACGCATAGTCCCATGGACAAACACGCCATACACGGCCCGGTTTGACAACCGAAGCAACACCCTTTCTACCCTCTTGTTGGAGATGAACAAGATGCTGGTTGGGTGGATTGGGTACGACCAAGCGGGACACCTGCGGGTGGATGCCGCCTATGAGGACATATCGGATGCAGACAAGCCAATCCAGTGGGAGTTCTCCCCCCAGCGGGTGGATTTCCTAGGAGCGACTTATGCCGTCAAGAACACAGAGGTATTCAATGATATTATCGTCAACGGTGTGGCGCTGAATGGTAACCACGTCCCCTCCGGGCGGGCGATAAATCAAGATCCGTCCTCTGACACCAACATAGATCTTATGGGCCTGCGCACAAAGGTCTTCGAGGAAACCTGCTACTACGCCGATGAACAATGTCAAGAACTCGCGGAGTGGTATCTGAAGCAGAACTCCGTTCTGAAAAAGTCTGTGACCATTCAGTCCTCCCAGTTGTTTCATCTGGTAGAAAATGAATTAGTAACTATTACCCGGACGGACAAGCCAGGGAGTCCGGTAGAGCGGCATCTGGTCACCGGCTTTTCCCGGCCTATCGCACAGAACGGGCAGATGACTATTGACTGCACCAGCGTGAACGACTTCCCGGCGGCTTCCCCTTATCCCCTGCCCTCTACACTTGTTTATGCAACCATTGCCTGTGACGTGCGGGCGGGGGCCGTCGTGACCTGCTCACTAAGCGGCACCACTCTGAGGGGCGTATCAAATGGACTGGTAACGTTTCAGCTCCCGGTGGATGGATACGGAAAGTGGGAACTGGAGGGCACCTATAAGCCTGAAAGTGGAGCACAGGAAACGGCCAGCACAACGGTTTCTGTGGGCAGTCCGGGGCTTTATAATGCAACACTAAAGTTTCCAAGCAAGGTGAGCACATGACGTTCATTGGAGTTGACCCTGGAAAGAAAGGCTCACTGGCCCTGCTAGAAAATGGGGCCGTATCCATCTTTCCCTTTGACGAGGACACCTACATAGAAATGTTGGGCAAGGTAGCCCCCCACGCCTCCATCTGCTGTCTGGAACACGTCGGGTCTATGCCTGGGCAGGGAGTCACCTCTATGTTTCACTTTGGGGAAAACTTCGGCTTTATCCAAGGCGTTCTCAGGGCCTACAAGATTCCTTTTGAACTGGTACGTCCTCAGAAATGGAAGAAAGAGTTTTCTATCACCGGGGACAAGAACAGTTCCATTCAGGTATGCAAGCGGCTGTTCCCGGAAGTATCCCTTTTCAGGACTTCAAAATGCAAGAAAGAGGATGATGGAATGGCAGAATTTTTGCTTATGGCCGAGTTCGCACGGCGGAAACTGGGGGTGGCACAATGCGAAAACGCAAGCTGAACGCACAAAATGAGGCCCTTGCCGTGTGGCGGGCCTTGGAGCCGCAAATCGTGGAGGCTGTGCGTCGGGAAACCGCCGATTGTGTGCGGCAAAAGAAGCTGACGGTGGTGACCGCCCCCAACGGCACCACTATGGGCGTGATGCAACCGAATGACAGTACCATCTTCGAAATCCCCTACGTCTCCACCCTTGCCAATGTGCCAGTGGGGACTATGGTGCTGGTTCAGTATTTTTACGGGATGTCAAACATGATAGCCGTCTCATTAGGGGACGGAACGCAGCCGGAAGGAGTGTGACTTTATGCCCATTAAAGACGGAAAATATAAAAACCCTAATTGGGTCAACGGCGGCCCTCCAGCTATTGATGCCGACGAACTGAACGCCATTTCCTCTACACTGGAGTCTCTGGATGCTGCTGGCGGGACAGGTGGCGACGGAAAGCGTTACGCCCGCATTGTGATCGGTACTTCTACCAACGGCTGGACGGCAGCAGATTGCGACTATCTGTGTGATGGTGTGGATGACCAAGAGGAATTTAATCAGGCAATATCATATATTAAGTCGCTCCCTAATTATGCGACACATAATAATTTCGATACAATTATTATTCTTAGCGGCAAATACAATTTAACTTCCCCGATCTCTGCCCTTCATTCGATAAATTTGATTGGAACAGGAGGTGCGACTTTAATCCGTGAAACTGCGACAGGAGAAGAACCATACAACAATATGATTACTATCTCGTTTGGTTCCATTGTAAATATCAATTATGAAATAGGTACATCATTTGAACAAGTTCCTACACCAACATCATTTGAAATTTTATTAAGCGGAGGCGCCTCTGTAAAGCAGTGTAATTTTAATGGATACAGAGGCTATAATGGCGGTAGTTGTATTGGGATATTATCTGGAGATCTTGCCGGTTCACATGTTTATAACAACTATTTTTTTGGCTGGGGAAATGACAATTTTGACATAGTTGTTTTGGATGCGAAGTTTTTCGATATATATAACAACAACTTATCAAGTGGCGTTTCTGTAAAACAAAGTAGCCAAATTTCTCTGGATGATAGTTTCCGTATTTGCCAAAATTCAACTGGAACAATTAGTGGTTTAATTACAATAGATGGAAAGTGTGGCGGAGTGATTTCTGGGAACCAATGCAGCCGAATACAAATACTAAATACAAAAAATTCCAAAATTTACGCAGGAAATGTTATTACATCAAATATCCTAGCAAGTGGTGCATCTGGCCGGGATCTGATTACACTTGGAGAGAACACAAGATTCAATATTGTTTCAATGAATTGCCTGCAATTTGATAATAATGTTGGGAATATTCAAGATAACGGCAATAACAATCTTGTTATAAATAATATCGCAGGAAACTAGGAGGTGCTGCCGCCATGCCACCGAACTGTGTACGAGAACCCACACAGGAGTGCATCGGCTACGCCGAGGCACAAATCCTTAAGCACCAAATCGAGGAACTGGTCAAAAAGCAGGAGGCTGACCGTGAGAATAACCGCAAAGACCATAAGGAGTTCTATGAACGCCTTGAGTTTGGTGAAAAGGCGCAGGCCGTCACACAGAACCAGCTTGCCCAAATCCTCGATGATACCAGCGAAATCAAAACAGACCTGAAAGACAGCAGGAAAGAACTTACCACCGCTATCGAGAAGCAGAATCAAGCCATCACCGACTTGCAGATGAAGCCCGCCCACAAATGGGACATGCTAGGCAAAGAAGTGCTCAAACTAGTCATTGCTCTGGTATTCGGTATCGTGGCCGCCGCCATTGGATTGGGGGCATTCAAATGACAGAGTTGAGTATCCTTCTGGTTGCCATTCTGATGCTTGTGGCCGCCCTTATAGCGGCTATGGTGTACATGGCGAAGAAGGTGGGCGGGAAGGGAGAAAAAGAACTCCGCTCCGTGACCAGGCTCCTGTTCCTCACGACACAAATTGCCGCCCTGGTTTGGGTATCGGTGTCCTACCTGATTGCCCTGTACGCCACCGTTCAGCTTGGACAGCCCTTCCCTATTGTTGAACTTTCCCAGCAGGCAATCACGACCATATTAGGCGTGAATGTTCTGAAAGTGGTGGAGAACATCTTTGAACACAACGACGGGGCTGTGTTTGGCAGGACGGACAAGAATCGACAGGATACGGATTAATTGAAGTCCCCGGCAAGGATATTAAGAAATTTTCTTGGGAAGTAAAGAAGCAAGTGAAATCTAAACAGGAAACACAATAAACAAGTTCAGAAAGAGGTACATATCATGGACGTTTACAACATTTCCAATCTGCTCGCTATCATTGGCGCTCTTGTGGTGCTGGTTAACATTCTAACCGAGGTAATCAAGAAGGTTACATGGGACAGACTTCCCACCAATATTGTGGCGCTTATTCTCTCCGAGGGCCTTACGCTGGCCGCCGGAGCAGCTTACGCACAGATCACTACCATTCATATCACATGGTATCTGGTAGTCGGCGCTGTTGTAGTCGGCTTTATGGTCGCCTATGCCGCCATGTTTGGGTATGACAAGCTGAAAGAGATTCTGGATTGGAGAAAGACCAATGGCAACTGAGAAGGAGCTCCGACATAAAGTCGTGAATATAATGAAGGGCTGGCTGGGCTGGTCGGAGGTTAACGGCAAATTTAAGGCCATTATCGACCTATATAACACCCAGAAGCCCCTCCCTGTAGGCTACAAGATGAAGTACACCGACGAGTGGTGTGCCGCCACAGTCACCGCCGCCGGGATGCAGGCGGGGCTGTCCGACATTATCTTGGGCGAGTGTTCCTGCTCTCGCATGATCGCGCTGTACAAGGCTAAAGGGCGCTGGATGGAGGACGACGCTTACCGGCCCGACATCGGGGACATCCTCATGTACTGCTGGAAGGACGGGGACAACTATGCCACCACCGACCAGACCGCCAATCCCAACCATGTGGGCTTTGTCGGGGCGGTCAACAGCAACACCATGACCATCTATGAGGGCAACAAGGGCGAGGCCGTGGCGACCCGTACCGTGCCCATCAATGGCCGCTATATCCGGGGCTACTGCCTGCCGGATTATGCCAGTAAGGCGACCACCATCAAAACCGAAGCCGAGGAGGACGACGATATGGACATCTCTAAACTGACCGACGCTGACATTGAGGCCCTTGCCGCCAGGCTGGACACTGTGCTCTCCAAAAAGGAGCCGTCTGACTGGTCTAAGGAGGCCCGGATCTGGGCCGAGGGTCAAAACATCATCTCCGGCGATCAGGCCGGGAACAAGAAATACAAGAAGCCAGCCACCCGTGAGGAACTGGTGCAGATCCTCTACAACATCGAGAATCCGTCTTGAACAGAAGTAGCCCCCGGTCTCCTATGCGAGGCCGGGGGTCATTTCCAATATCCCTTCAAACACCTTTCTGGTTTCCGCCGCAATCTCCGTCTGCGGTTTGAGCATCTGGGCATATCGCTGTGTCATGTCCAGGCTGGAGTGTCCCAAGAGCATTTGTAGCTCTTTCGGGTTCATTCCAGAGGAAACCAGCATTGAGGCGCAGGTATGTCGCAGAGAGTGGGGGGTGATATCCTCCCTTCCGGTCATGGCCTCCACATAGCTCTTTATACCATAGATAGCTGTTATTCGAGACAGGGGTTTGAAGCCACCTCCCTCGTTCTTTTGGACGAAGATGGGGTCTTTATCTACCGCCTCCTTCGGCCTGGCTTTGTTCAGATATGTGTGCATGACCATCTGCGCATAGGGGATGAAGGGTACTGTACGTCCCTTGCCTCCCTTACCGCTGCGGATGGTTGCATACCCTTCCTCCCAGTTCAGGTCAGCCGGTGTTAATGCCAGCATCTCCGACTCTCTTGCACCGCTGGTCAATAGGAGTATCGTCATAGCTCGGTTCCTTATATAAACCGGCTTTCGCCCAAAGGACGATGTCCTGGTTGAGAATATGCGGCGTATATCGTCGGCGCTCAACACCGACTTTGCAGAAATGTATTTCTCAGACATGCGCATTTTCTTCGAAATTGGGTTTTTGTCCAACATCCCGGACTCTACCATCCATTCCAGCGCCGTATTCAGCCGGGATATATACTGCGCAAAGGTGTTTCTGGAATATCCCAGCAGGCTTTTTCGGTAGGCCAGAATGGCCTTCTGGTCAATCTCCTGCCGTCCTTCGCTCTCCATGAAGCGTATGAACTTCTCCACGCCCCGGCGCTTCTGATCCTGTGTGTTCCTTGACATGTTCCCGTATGAGGCAAGGTACTCTTCGGAGTAGGACTTAAAATCTTCCAGTGTCATATGCCTACCTCCTTGACTTTTGGTATTTGGCTTGACATCTCCCACAGCTAAATCTGAGCGGGAGTGTCAACTATCTAGTATATCTATAGCACGTTCCAGAAATTCGGGCTTACTTATACCCTCTCTGGTAGTGTAGCCCTCTATCCGCAGGGATAGTTCAGGCTTTATTGCCGCTTGAAACTTTCGGTAGGCTTTTGCGTTATACCGATTTTTAACGGCGCTGCTTGTGTGGGTCTTGCGCTTGGGCTTTTCCTCGCTTGACATCTTCGGCCCCCTTTGCTATAATGTGGGCAAGAGGGACGCTCTCCCTGGTGTCAGCAGGAAGGCGGCCAACTTAACAAGTGTAGAGCTTGAAATTGCCGCTTCTTGCTGGGGTCAAGGGGCGGTTATTTCTTTATCTGGTTGCCCAGGGAAATAGCCGCAATCACGAGCATAAGTAGTGCGATGGTTTCCGTTAGGCTCATGGGCTTCCCTCCTTTCGGAGTTGGCCCCGCCCCTCTTGCTTGTCTATACTATATCATACTTGATCCAGTATGTCAAGAAGTTTTCTAAATTTCCCGAAATGCGGCGTAAAACCCCTTGCTTTAGCCGTGGGGAGTGTCAAGAAATTCTGTGGTCTGAGTACGCTGGGTGGGACTTTGTGAAAACCTGTGAGCGGTGCCCACGGGACTTACCAAAATTGTGTGAGCGGAGGGAATGGGGGACTTTCTGAAAAACTGTACGCTGTGGGTACTTACCCAAATTCTGCGGTTTAAGAGCGCGGGACGCAATGAAATCTTGTGCGCTGGGTACAACACAGTCTTATGTTCCTGTTTGGTTTTCTTACATTTTCTGATTTAGCTTCTTTTGTTTCTGTGTTATGTTCTTTGGTTTCTGCCCTTATCTCATCGCTTAATCCTGGCTTGTGTGGGGTGGGCGCAGACAACGGCCAAAATATTTCTCATCCAAGATTATGATATCGTCTGAGTGGGTCTTCAATTTCACCATGTTCTGCCCTTTCACTCCAACGCATACAGCGATTTTTCCTATTGTATTCAGAACATCCAAAACAGGCATATAGTCAGTGTCCCCGCTCACGATAACGGCGGTGTCATATGCGTTCAGGAATCCCTTTGCAAGAATATGCGTTCCCATATTGATGTCTGTTCCCTTTTCTTCCACATAGTAGGTCGTTGGGTCGGAGATATCCATTGTCGAGAATGTTTGTCCAGAAACCGGCCTTGCAACATGCCGCCCCTCGATAACAGTAAAGTATGGCTGGTTTTTCAGCCCATTTATCCACCTGTATGTACCGGCCCTTCGCTCATCCTGCGCCAGAAAATCGTCCGGCTTTGGAGCGCATAGGAAAGTCTTAACGAGTTCATTGCCGCCAGGTATCAGCTTCACTATTTCTTGCGGGACTTTATTATAATCCAATCTTGGATACGGCTCCCCAATACTCCGATAGTAGCTCATGACGGCTATGTTGAAGTTCTCGAAGTCGATAAAAACCATCACACGGCGCATATAAATTTCCCCCAATAAAGGTCTAAGGGCCTGTGGGCCCGAAGGCCACACAAGCCCTGTTTAAGTCTACACGGGGAACTTAACCCCGCCTCGTTATTATACGCCGGGTATTGCACGTTGTAAACTGTCAAATAAAACAAACAAGCAGGAAAATGTTTGTGCAGGGAGTTAAAGCAAAGCCCCGGTATTTTTTACACGCGTTAACGTGTCCCCTCAGTGTACGCCCCTTGATTTTTGACTTCGCGTTACCGCGTAGCATGGCACAAAAGAGGCCCCATGAATTGGGGAATCGCGCTAGCGTGTGGATGCAGACCCGCAGACCGAACCCAGCCGGGAGATACCAAGGGCGCAGCCCTCCCCCACGACGCCAGAAAATGGCCGGATGTCTCCAAGGGGACACCCCAGGGCCGGGAAAGCCTACGGCGGGCCGTCTGCTGGGCGTGAGGATGCTATGCGCCTGGGCCCTCCCCTTAGACCGGAGGGCCCAGGGCAAAATAAAAAACTTTGAAAAAGGGATTGACATACTGCAATACGTATGATATAGTATAGACAAGCAAGAGGGGAACGGCTCGACCTCCGAAAAGGAGGTGACAACATGACAGTATTAGAAGTGATTGCACTACTTAATCTGTTAGCCGTTGTTATCTTCGGAATTATCCAGATAATGAAGAAGTAGCCACCCCCAGCAAAGGAACGGCCACATCTCCAATACTTATGAAATTGAGGTGGAGCCGAACCCGTGCCAGCGGGTGCCCCTCTTGCCCTATATTATAGCGAAGGGGGCCGAAGATGTCAAGCGAGAAAAAGGAACGCCCGCAAGACCGTTATAACAAATCGCACACCGTCAGCATAGCAATTAGACTGATGAAGAACACAGAGCAAGACATAATCCAGAAACTCGACAGCGTACCCAATAAGGCCGGATATATCAAGCAGTTAATACGGGCCGACATGGCAAAGGACAAATAAAAACCCGCTCCCGTGCCGCAAACACGTTATAGAGCGGGAATCCCGTTAGGAAACCGCCAAACCAGGGCCGCCCCTATTGTATCACGGAATAGCTTTATGATAAGAGCCAGGGAATCAATTCCCTGGCTCTTTTTCCTTTGTTGCTGGACTGATCCCCATTGCTAGAGAAGACCTATCTCTTTTTGCTTGTGTTTCCACTGCACGGGCCAAAAAGTCTGCTATTGCCTCCCCCGTAGCCTCTGCGGCCTGCTGGGCACGTTCCAGTGTATCAGGTGGGATAAAGACACCCCCGCCCACCTGCGGCCCTTCGGCGCCCACCTGCGGGCCTCTCGCACCATCCCGCTCCATCCGCTGGTCAATGGCTTTGTTGATATAGGCGTTGACGCTTTCCCCTTCGGCCTCTGCACAGGCCTGTACGATTTCCTTCTTGCCCTTCGGCATGGTGAGATTTACCCGGTCATAGGCTTTGGCAATAAATTTATTTTGATATGCAGTTGCGTCCGATTTATTCTTGTAAGCCATAGGCGCACCCCCTCACTAATACTATAACATGCGCCGGAATTATGCGCAATATGCCAATTGCACAAATGGGACCAGAGAATATTGTGCAATATGCTTCTTGAAGAAAGTTGCGCAATATGCTATTATAATCATGTCAGGAGGGCAACCGATTGGCAAATAAAAAGCCCCGGCGCTACCAACACCGGGGCGGAAGGAGGCGAGGACATGAGGTACCACATGGGGATGTGGTATTACCAGGGCAAAACCTATAAAAGTCTCCACGAAGCTCTGGTAGCCAATTGGGCCAAGTAAAGGCCACGGGGCCGGGGAAACCCGGCCCCACCCTAAAGCGCCTCCGCCCCAATTATATCACAGGGGTGCGAGAGCTGCAAGGACTATTCCCCGGCTTCCTGCACTACATCCCGAATAGATCGGCGTGTGTTCCCGTCCTGTAAAGCAAGAGTTCATTCTTGTCCTGCCTGTAAATCAATAGCCAATCCGGGGAAATGTGACATTCCCGATACCCTGCATAATTCCCGCTCAAATTGTGGTCAACATTTTTCGGCGGCAAGGTTTCGGGGATTCTTAGAGTGTCAACAATCTGCTGTAAGAGTTCCATATTATAGCGGCGTTTTACGCAGGTCTTGAAATCCTTTTTGAATTTGGTGGAGTATCTGACATCCAGCATAATCAATCCTCCATCAATTCGGAGAAGAGTTGTTCCGTGGAGCCGGTGAACTTATGCCCGCCGCCGCTGTCAAGCTCCGCCATAGCCTCCAGCGTTTCAGCGTTTGGCGTTTCATCCGGGACAGCGGCCCCTTGCAGATAGGACACAACATAGAAAAGCCGGCTTTCGGGTATCTGGTCAATCAAGGCTTTTGCCAATTCACGATTACTCATTTTGTTCGCCTCCTTCTCTATCCCTCTCCATGGCTTCGGATATGGCCCGCTTGATAAACCCGTTGACACTTTCCCCACGTGCTGTGGCGTGGGCCTGTATGCTATCGCGCTCGGCGTATGACACACGGGCCCGTAACTCCACAAAACCCTCCATATATTTTTTGTGTGCTTTTGCTTGCGCTGGTGTAAATCCCTTGTATTGGCTCTTTTTCTCCATACTCTATCACCTGTACATATTATATCACATTTATTATGTAAGCGTATATATCACGCCTGCACAAATACGCGTATCTATTTTTGTTGAAAATTCCATATTGATATATACGCGTATCTATGCTATTATAATCATGTCAGGAGGGCAACCCCTGATAAATCAACCGGGCAGGAGGTAACGGAAATGGAGATTGATAGCATGACCCAGACCGAGTTAGCATCCTATCTTGAAACCCTGGCGAAGCTGGTAGAGGCCACGGCTAAGGACGCGCAGGACGCGGCCCGCATTATCCGAGAGGCCATCCCCAAGCAGTAAAAAAGATAGCCGCCCAGCCCTGAACAAGCAAGCGACTATCTAAGACCCAACGGAGGCGGTTAGAGCCTGCCATCTGGCCGCCTCCAGTATAACACAACCGGCAGGAGAAAGCAATAGCCGGAGGGGGCGCCCTCCATGACAAGGAGGAAAACACAATGGAAAAAATGAATAGAATGTGCGCCGACTGCCTGAAACTGGGCAAAGAGTGCAATGGTACCACCTGCCAGACTTGGACGGGCTGCGTATACCGGGTTACAATCCTTGACGAGATGAAGCGCCAGGCCGCAGAAATCAACCGCCAGAAGGCCGAGGCCATCAAGACCGGCAAGAATCAAATCGCCTACACCGACCACGAGGGACAGGCCCACACGCTGTATTATATCGGCGGGCGCTGGGTGGACAACGGCACCCGGCAGCGCATTAACCGGCAGTTTCCCCACGCCGTGGAATATGGGAGGGCCACACAATGAAAATAAATCAACTTTTTACGGCCTATTACATGGACAGAACGGCAGTTTATGAAAAAAGCCTTGATTATATCTATTCGCATAACCCGGACAACTTAAGAGAAATTCGTCCCACAATTTGGCTGTGGAAAGGCGACATTTCCCCCGTCTTTTTCGTGGACTATGTGGGTGACGGCGTGGGTTGTACTCTTGCTACATTCGATAAGTTGGCAGACGCGCAGAAATACCGGGAGCAAATCGGGGAAATGACCGAAGAAGAGTTTGAAAACTGGCTCATAAATGAGCGATGGGCGGCGCGGTCTTGACCCGCCCGCCGGAGAATGGAGGTGACCCTCGCATAATTATCCTGTTTATTGTCCTTCTTCCATTTATGGTGATCTGGGAGACGGCGAAAAAATCTTGACTGCCCCGATCGGGCGCGATACAATCAACACAATGGAGGCCCCGCGCAGGGGAGAAGGGAGAGCAAACCATGAAAAAGCTGACTGCTAAAGAGGTATTCACCCGCGAAGCCTATGAGGGGCTGACAGCAGAAGAACGCCGGTCGGCGCTAAAAGTTGAACAAGCAAAAGAGTGTAGCGGCTGGAGAGCCTACCCTGACACTTGTGCCGAGCTGGTGGACCTTATCCCGGATGATTGGTGGAGCAAGTACCCTGCCCAGCATATCGGGGAGGTTATGTCTCTGCTCAAATCCGCTATTGACCTGGGAGTTGACAAAGGCCGCCGCGAAGTGTAATATAAAAGCGTCGGGAGGCTGAGGCGCAGCTTTCTGGTGGGCCTCGACCCTGGCCCCACGGATTGAAATATAGATATGTATATTAATACGGCAAGAAGAGAGGGCTTACTAAGTAGGCTCTCTTTTCTTTTTCCGATGGAGGCATCCGCCGCGTCGGATGCTAACTTAGATACCACCCGCCCCGCTATGGGGCGGTTTTTTTGCCCTCCAGTCCCTCCAGCGTGTCCGCCCATATCCCTACACTCCCCAGCAACTTCCCGCTGCTTGCGTGGCCTCCTACGGTCAGCAAGCGGCATTTTTGCGCCCGTGACCAACAAAGAGATCACGCCCCAAAAAGCAGAACCGCCGCAAAGGCCATTTACAGGCCCGTAGATCAGTTTTAATGTCTGGCGGTGTCTCTATATTCCAATGCCACAAAACTCCGTACAGAGGACCGCACAATGAATACTTACAAAGTCACCTTTTCCAATGGAGACTATCTGTATACCCAGCTTAATGCCTCTATCGAGGAGGCAAAGGCCTATTATCTAGGTAATATCTTCAATCTAGGCACGGAGGCCGACAATCTCCAAAAATGCGTTGACATGGAGGAGGTCGCACAATGAAACGATACAGAGACGCCGCCAGGCGGCTGACAATGACCATTGACGAGATCGCCGCCGCCACGCTGGCCGAGGCCCGCGAATACTACCAGGACGGCGGGCGCTATATTTACGAGGGCAGAGCCTACACCCTGCGCCGCTACATCGACAGAGACGCCCACGGGAACGCCGTGGAGGTTGCCCAGTTTGTGGGCATTGACGGCTACAACCTGTTTACCGACCCGGCCCGCCTGGGAACATTCCGCCCGGACGTGGCAAGCGATGGACAGGAAATCACCCGCTTTTGACCCGACCACCGGGAGAATGGAGGAAATGAACATGTTTTCAAATGCAGTCAAATTGATTTGCGAAAAGCACTTTGATTATAAATGTTTTGGCTGCCCGTTGCTTGCTATCTGCGACATTCCAACGCAGGAGCAGCCGGGGGAAACACTGGAAGAAAAAAACCGCTTGGTGGGAAACTCAAATGAACAAAGCCGCCGAGGAGGTGCCCCCCGCTTGATTATTCTGTTTATCTTGCTCCTCCCGATCATGATTATCTGGGAGACGGCGAAAAAATCTTGACTGCCCCGATCGGGCGCGATACAATCAACACAACGGAGCCCGGCAGAGCCGGGGGAAAGGACGGCACAACATGACTATTACGCTATATATCACCCGCACGGGCGATATGATCCAGACAGGCAAGCCCGCAGAGGTAACGCTTGAGGAGTACCCGGAGATTAGCCGGACATGGACCCGGCGCGTTGCCGTGGAGCTGCCCGCAGGATTTGAGGCGGCAGAGGCCGGAGACGGGCGCAAGCACATTTTCCGAGGCTCTGATTGCTACGAGCTGACCGCCAACGCTGACGGCGTGCCCTGCATCATTGACCACACCCAGCGCGGCGGGCCGTTTATCCCGCTCCCGATCCTGTCCGAGGGCTGGGGCATCTAACAATATCATCACCGCCTGCCCTGGGTTACCGGGGCGGGCTTTTTGCGCCCTCCTGATCATCCAACGTTGGCAGATATGTCTCCTTATACTCCCAGCCAGCTTCCCGCCGCTTGTGCGCCGCCCTGCCCAACTCCACCCCTGTACTCGTAAAACACCCCTAGAACCTCCATAGAGGAGGCCAACTCCCGGGCTGTATCCAGGAGACTTGATTTCTTCAAATTCCCGATGTGCGTCCGCTATGACGCTCCTGGGCTCATCCAATCCTGCCGCTTTGGTCTCCATACTATCCGCAAGCAGCCTGATCGACCGGCGCATGGAGTCTTTTCTGGCCTCCTGTGCATATACCCCCGCATTGGCGGCAGTCTGCGTCGTCTGCATCAGGTCTAGCATATACTCCTGACTTGCGGCGGCCCCGGCCTTCGAGCGGATTGTCACCGGGTCTATCGTCTCATTCAACCGGGACAGCTCCACCGCTGCCCGGAAGATGGCGCGGTTTGCCTCCATATCCTTCAACTTCCCTTATCGTTGCAATTGCAACATCTCAGAATCGCTACTCGCTGTATTACCCGGTCTATCGACTAGCCGCAAGCCCGCGGGAGGGAGAAAACCGAAGTCTACACGCTTGGGCCGCTCAGGTTAGATGTTGCGTGGGCCATGCTCCTACCCACCTGAAACAAATATTTTTCCCTATGTTTCGTCAAATTGACGAGCTACGCAAGATCGTAACTCATTTTTTGACTGGTAATCTTGCAAAAACAGGTAACAACTTAAACATTCTTAGAAAGAATGTTTAAGTTTTCGTCTTCTATATGCAAGTTCTGTATCATTTATAGCAATCATGGGGGGTAAGTTTCCAAGTCATTCCCATAATATGGATTTCCAGTTTTACTATGCAGTACCCCCCCTTTCTCATTTACCCCGCCTCTCCCAGCCTTAGGACAACTCTGCACCGCCTGACTCCGCCCCCTCTTCAATCCCCCTCCACCCTATCATCAGCCTTCTGTCACCGCCAGATGTACTATGATTGAGAATGACTCGGCTCAGTAATGCGCTTCAACTTGCACTCCTGGACACTACCATGCTATAATAGAAAATAAAAGAGGCGGCGGCTGCCCAAAAATCGGGTTCAATCCATTGTGGCACAATGATTACAGTCCATTAGAATTAAGTATCATTTTGATACCTTATTAGTATCAATTTGATACTTAATAGGTATCATTTTGATACTTTTCTATTGGTAATAACAGAATGTATATATGCATATAGGAGGGAGGGGCTATTGAGCGACAGGGCACTAAAAGAAACAGTCAAGGTTCAAAAAGAGTATATTATCGTGGATCAGCAGACCGGAGAAGTGACGAACCAGGTGAAGAAACTAATGTATAGCGTAAAGCCTGGTGCGCGATATGTGAAAGAGTTCGCGCAGAATCCGTTGCTCCGGCAGCAAATACCACACTCAACAAGGACTCTTTTGAGTGCCTTGGCAGCCCGCCTCCCCTATGCCAATAGCGACCCCTATATCTCTCTTGGATCCGATGCGTTGAGTTCCATAGGAGAAACATACGGCCTCGGTGAGGCATCAATGAAACGCGGGTTGAAATATCTGATGGAGAACGGGTACTTGATCCGCATGGGACGCGGGAGGTACTTTTTGAATCCGTATCTATATGGTAGGGGGACAGCGGCAAATATCCTAGAACGCCAGAAGGAGTGGGACGCGCTCCAATCTCGTAAGAAAGACGAATCCCCCGCCTGACCATCACGGCCAAGCGGGGGCGTTTTTGTTATTCTGGGATTTGCACTCCGTTTTCCTTTAGCATTTCCATAATTCTCTCAAAGAAATCTGGTTTTGCTTTTTGAATAGATTCCAATACTTTTTTAGCATGGTGCCAATATCCCCTATCTCCTGAGTCTGAAGGGTATAGGCCACTTGGGCAACTAGGATAGAAGTCTGCGCTCAATGTTGTACCTCCAGCATAGTTTCCATCTTCGCTTCCAAATTCCATGGTTCCATCTTCCCGAAGCCTGCACCAATCAAAGTATTCTCCCCGCGGGCCCCAGCCGCCCTTTGATCTGACGTACCTATTCTTTCCTGAATTACTGCTCATTACGCCTCACCTTTTCTCATTTCTTTCGACCACTTTGCGGCGTATGCGTTACGGTTGCGCCTCGCCATCAGCCCCCCTCCCATTCCACCGGAACGACGAACATGCCGTAGTTCGGCCCTTGTCGGCACGCTCCAGGTGGATAGCATCAAGAATTGTCTCGGTTGCTACCACACCTATCCCCCTTCAATGCTATCATCTTCTCCCTCACCAGCTTGTCCACGACCTTCCCCACGTTGTTCCCGTAGCCACATATCTCGGCCAGCTTGTTTAGGTTCCAAGCGGTTTGAGCGGAGACGAGAATGGAGAGGCGGCGTAGGTTCTTTTTCATCCGTTTTTTAACCCCTCTCGGGACTCTTTCACTTTGTTGTCGATAATATCATCGTGAAACCCTGCATGAAAAATCCTGGTCCCAGCTGATTTCATATCTCTAACCCAGTACTCTTCTGCCTCCAGGATACAGCGGTAAATTTGGTTTTCTGCTCGTGAGAGCCCGCTCATTCTGGTTTTCCCAAGTAAACTTAGATAGTCCTTGTCACAGTATATTTTCATAACCATTTCCCGAATAAATCGAAGTTCTCGCGCCAAAGACTCATAAATTTTCTGCTTATCTGCATTATCAATAATTTTCAATATAATAACCTCCCTGCAATCCCTTACTTTCTCAGTTCCTCCACGCTTTCCTTGACCGCTCGGATGACGTACCGCACGTCTGCCTCGGTGGTATCCCATCCAATGGACAGCCGTAGAGAACCACGTCCGGTTTCCTCGGTGTACCCCATCGCCTTCAACACATGAGAGACACCAACCTGACCCTCCGAACAGGCCGAGCCGGAAGAAGCGCATACGCCCCGTTCATCCAGAGCTAGTACCAAGGCTTGTCCGTCAATACCCCTGAATACAAAGGAAGCGATGGATGGAGAACGCTGTGTGGGGTGTCCAGTCAGTTCCGTACCTAGAATAGAGAGGATGCCGTCAATCAGAATGTCACGTAGTTTAGTGAGATAGGGCACACTCTTGTCCAGGTTATTGGTTGCCCACTCAATTGCCGCACCCATTCCAGCGATACCAATTACATTTTCTGTCCCTGCCCGCTTTCCCGCCTCTTGGTGTCCCCCGTGGAGCATAGGGAGTATATCTACACCCCTGCGCACGAACAAGGCTCCTATGCCCTTCGGGCCACCGAACTTGTGAGCTGACATAGAGAGTAGGTCTACACCCGTCTCTCTCACATCAACCGAGATATGCCCGACGGCCTGGGTGGCATCGGTATGGAATAGCTTATCAGCGGAATTGGTCGCCCATGACGCAAGCGATTTCATGTCTTGTACTGTCCCGACCTCGTTGTTGACCCAAAGAATCGACATGGTATCAATGAATGTCAGGTCTATAACAGGTTTGGATGGTACAATTCCTAGATGGTCACTTTCGAGTCCGACAATTCCACCGCGCCGTCCATATTCCATCGAACTGTGCTCTACATTGCTTTTTACTGTACTAAATGCTGAAAGCACCCAAATATTTGCCTCCGTTGCCCCAGAGGTGAAGTAAATCTCGTCCGGCTCAGCGTTGATGGCCTTGGCGACCTTGGATCTGGCCTTTTCTACCAATTTTCGGGCCTCAGCACCAGCATAATGTAGTGATGACGGGTTTCCATATATATCAAACGCCTCGTGCATCGCCCGTCTCGCAGGCAGGCATAGTGGCGTTGTCGCCGCATAGTCTGCGTACACATTTCGTGTCAATGTATGTATCCTCCTTGCAATTTTCACATGTGATAGAAGCAGAGCCATGCACCCGAATGGTTCTTCCACGGTGCTGAATTTTGATTTCGTTTCCATCCGTGGTGGCTATCATATTCCCACACGATTTACAAAAAACCGCTCTATGCATGGTTCCATCCCTTCTATCATCGAGATTTGGGCGGCGGGTCCCCCTTGCTTTAGCCATGGGGAGCGTCAATCCTCTCCTTGAACTCGTTCAAGGGCTATTCCTCCCCATAATGGCCTTGTATCTTCGCTCCAGTTTTTCGTCGGCATAGTCTGCATCTACGCTGTCAAGGAGGTCTCCATACTCCAGGATAACGGCCTCCATAGCGTCCCGGAATCTATCAATCCTGTCCGGGCCGAACCCGTACACCTCGTGCAAGGCCACAGCCGAGGCTTGATATACCGTGGTCAGGCATCTATGTACCAGTTCTTTCTTTTGATGTGCTGATACAGCGCCCTTTGCAGCCATGAGCTTCGCCGCGTATGCGTTCCTCCTCATGCCATATCCTCCTTCGGCGGGTCTGGGAGGGGCATCCAGTGGGTGACACCGCCCGGCTCTCTTTCTCCGTGTGGTGTAATGACACGCCACTTCTTTCCCATGTCACTATGCCAGCCCATCATGGTCTGCCAGCGTTCATGCCAAAACGCCACCACAAGGACATCCGCTTGACTTTCCGGCAGCCTGTCCTTGACGCTAATCCACTCGCTCATGTTGCCCGCCCTCCCCGTCGTGGATGGAGCCGATGATTTCTTCCTCACCAGTCCATGCGTATCCTGGCATCAAGTCAGATAGATAGATTGCTGGCATTCCTCCGATAAAGGTTCCGCCGTGTTCCTGAACCCATACCACCTCATGGGTGCAACCACGGCTGCATTTTACAATGTCCCCAACAAACACTTTCCTCCCGTTCTTGTCGGTCAGGCCGGTGTACTGGCAGAGCGTGGAAGGGTCGACCTCAAGGCAATTTACAGTAGAAAAAAGAGACTCGCCCTTCTTGTAAAGCACAGCACTCTCAGATGGTAAAATCGATCGCCCTCCATCTGCAAACGAAATCAAGCTTCCTTTCACCCACTCGCCATTATCCAGCCGCTTGGCTTTGAAAAGGATTTCTCTGGTCATTGGGCACCTCCGATGATCTCGTCCAATGTGGCCCGCCTTATGCTCCTCAGCGTAGGAAACGTTTCATCAAGGTTATCAAGACTGCCCTTATAGTTGTCTTCGTCATCATACATGTAAAATGTCTGTCCCACTATATCAACGTATGCCAATGTTTTAACAACTGGATATAGCACTTTGATAGCCTTCGCCCTCTCCACCTCCTGCTCCGTCCAGCGTGGCTTGCGGGCGATGTTTTCTGGATGATTTATGAGATTGTTAAGACATTCCACAGTGGAGAATCCCCAGCAGTCATTTGATATTTCAATCTGGAATGTCCCATATTTATTGATACGAAATCGCCCTAACGTGTTCCCTCTAATTTCAAACTTTTCTTCTGGTTCAACCCCAAGCACCTCGCAAATTCTCGGCTTGTCCATGTTG